GACGACGCGGAAGTTGGTTCCATCCGATTGCAGCTGCAGATACTCGTAGTTGCCGGCGCCCAGGCTGACGGAAGACAAGGCCCTGCCGCCCGAAAGGATCGAGCCGCTCGGCGCGGTGACGGTTATGCCCTTGCCGTTGTCGGTCGCGAAACCCATCCACCAGCCGGCGCCGACCGCCGCCGGGTCGGGGAGTGTCACCGCCAGCGAGGCGCCGGGCGCGTTGTAGCTCGACACCGCCGTGCCGGTATCGAGACCGACGGCGGTGTAACTCGCGGCCGCCGGGAAGACCCATTGGGCCGCCGATCCGCCGATGACCGACATCCCGACCGACTGCGGCCCCCGATTGACGACGGCCCCGCCGTAATTCGGGTTGATCAGCACGTTGCCGCTGCTCGCCGTCGCGTTCACCGCGGTGGGGCAGTTGAAGTAGGGCGAGACGAACGTGTTGAGGCCGTTATGGGCGAAGGTGATTGCGAGGCAGGTCGGCGAGGCCTCGAAATCGAACGCGAACACCGTGTTGGAAAAGTTGTAGCCGTTTTCGAGGAGGAGCGAGGCGCCGCCGGTGCCGGAGGCCGAGCCGGCGCCGGCGATGCGGCTGAATTGCGTCTGCTCCAGAGCCAGGCCGGCGGCGCCGCCGGCCGAGTCGCAAACGGCGTAGATCTCGCTGTCGAGCACATAGTTCAGCTGGCAAGCGCCAGCGCGAGCGGCGGTGCTGGCGTTGTTCACGACGAGGTGGTCGAGCTTCAGCGAGTTGTGCGCGTCGGAGAAGTCGCTCATGCCGATGACGACGGCGTAGCCGGGCGTGTCGGCATTCACGAACAGCGTGCCCTCCTCCTTGAAGTAGAAGCAGTTCGCAGGCGCGGTCGGGGTGCCGCCGGAGCATTTGACCTGCAGCACCGGCCCGCCGGCGATCGCGCGCCCGTCCAGGACCGCCCCTTCCGAGAGGAGGCGGAAGCCGCTGCCGGACTGGCCGGCGTAGTCGATCGTGAGCGGTGCCATCAGCTTGTATTTCCCCGCCGGGATGTGGAGCGGGTAGTTGCCAGCGACCGCGGCGGCGATCGTCGTCGAGAAAGCGGCGGTGTCGTCGTGGCTGTCGTCGCCGACCGCACCGTTGCATTTCACATCGATCCAGGGATGGCCGGAGCAGATCAAGGCGTCGCCGTTCAGGGTCGCGGTGCCCGAAGCCTGCAAGGTCGTGAAATTGCCGGGCGACTGCGCCGTCGCCGCGAAGGCCACAAGGCAGCCCGCGAGCAGCGCCGCCAGTTCCAGGATGCGGTCGAGCCAGCGCATCGTCACCACCGCCGCGCGGCGAAGGCCTGGCCCGTCGTCGCGCCGTAGAGGCTGACAGGGCCGGCCGGCTTGTAGCCGGGGGCGGTGACAAACATGCCGCCGTTGGCCGCGATCTGCAGGCTCGCGCCGCCGGCCGACGCAGCGCCGACATCGGAGATCCACAGCGCCGCCGAGGAATTGTTCTGCACCAGGAAGCCTGTCGGCGGCACCGCGCCGCCGAACAGCGTCTGCGCCGCGCCGCCGGCCGCGACCGTGCCGCTGCCATCCGCCGCTGGCGCGACCGTGGTCGGCACCACCGGCAGCGGGTTCTGCGGCCCGACCGGCGCCGCGACGCCCGCCGTCACGGAGCCGGCGGCGTGCAGCGGCACGAGGTTGCCGTTGGCATCGGCGACGGTGGCGAGCGCCTGCACCGTCGTGTTGGCATCCTTCACCAGAAGACTCATCGGCCCTCTCCTTTCCCGGCGAGCTGGCGGTAGACCTCGAAAATCCCCTCGCCGCCTTTCGGCTCGACCAGCAGTTCGGTCAGGGCCCAGACCAGCGCATCGACCCGATCGGGCGAAAACCCCGCCTCGGCCGGGTCGAAATCGCTGGAAAAGGCGCACATCTGGTCTTCGAGGGCAGGCATCGCGCCGACATGGTGAACGCGGCCTTGTTCGTAGAGCGCCGCCACCGGCTCGGCGCGTGCGACCTTGCCGCGCGAGGCGCGAACCGCGGCGAAGGCGACGTTCGGGTCGATCATCCGCAAGGTTGCCTCGACCATCTCGCCGCCGTTGTTGACCTCGCCGACGATGCGGTCGGCGCCGTGGGCGCGATAGGCGGCAATCGCCGTCTTCGCCCATTCCGGCGGCGAATACCGCCCCGAGGCGTCGGCGAGGACGTAGGCCGCGCCCGAGCCGTCCTTGCCGGCGACCACGATGCCGGTCTCGTCGGCGTCCTCGCCGCTGCTGACCGCCGGGTCGATCGCGACGACGACCCTCGTCAGCTCCGGCGCCGCCGCGACGCGCGCCGCGTCGATGACGCCGTGGCTCCACAACGCCCCCGGCACGTCCTCGAGGATTTCCGCCTCGAGCTCCTGGCGGCCGAGGCGCGTGCCGGCGTAGCGGCGGACGATCTGCGACAGGAAAGCGGGCGCGAGATTGGCGCGGTTTTCATCCGTCGAGCCGCGGATTACGACTACGGTCGGATCGGCGACGAGCGCGCGAATCAGCTTCGTCGGCCGCGGCGTCGTCGTTACGACGGCGCGCGGGTCCTGCCCGAGGCGCAGCCCCATCATCAGCATGTCCCACGCTTCAGGGTAGCGCCACGCCGCCAGCTCATCGCACCAGGCGAGGTCGTGCTGCGGGCCGCGCAGCCGTTCCGGCTCGTCGGCGCTGTAGGTCGTCGCGATCGCGCCGCTCTGCCACGTGATCCGCCGTTTCGACGGCTCGTAAAGCGGCCGATCCCACGGCGGCGCAATGGCGAGGATGCCGCTTTCGCCCTCGACGATGACGTCGCGCGCATCGGCGGCGGTCGGCGCCACAAGCGCGACCCGCACCGCACGGCCCGCCCCGACTTCGGCGCGGACGAACTCGGCGCCGGTGCGGGTCTTGCCGAAGCCGCGGCCGGCCAGCAGCAGCCAGATGCGCCAGTCCCCCTCGGGAGCCAGCTGGCTCGCGCGCGCCCAGAAGCGCCAGTTATGGTTGAGGTGCTTGCATTGCTCCTGCGTGAGGCCCGCCAGCAGGTTACTCCGCAGCGCCTCCGGCAGCGAGGCGAGCCAGGCGGCGTGCAAGGACCTCACGCGCGTCCTCCGCAGGGTCGGGCCGGTCGGGTTCGTTGGGCCGGCGCGCCGGCGGGTTCAAGAGGCCGAGGTGGCGGGTCAGCGCGTCGAGCGCCGCCTTCTTGTCGTGCAGCTTGACCCGCGGCCCGGAGGCGCCGCTGCCCGGCACAATCTCGGAGATCGCCGCCGCCTCGGCGTCGCTCAGGTCCTCGGGCCGTTTCAGCACGAACCCATCGGGCCCCCAGTCGGCCACGCGGCGCAGATCGGCGAAGGCGATGCGGGCGTATTCCTGCAATATGCAACAGCCCCGCAACCGCAATGGCTTACGATGCGCTTTCCGTCATCTTTTCCGTCGTTTGTTCTTGGGGCGTGCCAACGTGAGGCGGCCTGAGCCTCTAACGACGGCGCTTGGCCCTGCGCAGCGCGATGCTTTTCTCGGCAGGGGGCTTCGGCGCCGGCAGCGGCTCGACCTCCGCCTCGGGCGGACACAGCTTGCGCATGATCGCCCGGAGCTGCGCGACGCGCGGAGACAGCGGGTAACGATCGGCGTCGATGATGCGGCGGAGCGTCTCCGCCAGCACCGCGCACTCTTGCTCGGTGAGGTTCGGGCTTGCCATATCGGCGATATGGTCAGATGCGGCGAGATAGCGAGTCGGCAGGACCGATGACCCTGGGCCATGCGGTGCGGGCGCAGGTCCGGCTCATCGTGTGGTGCAAGGCATGCGGCCGCCAAGCCGAACCCGACGTCGCCGCCGCGGCGTCCACACATGGCGAGGCGTTGCCGGTTCAGGATTGGGCCGCGCGTCTCGTCTGCACAACCTGCGGCAGCCGATCAGCAGATTTTGTCGTCAGCGGCGCCCGAAAATGACGGCTTGCCTCAGGATCACGCCTGCAGTTCGGCAGACCAGTAGAGCCAGCCGCCGAAATCGTCCTTGATGTCGGCCGGCAGGAACTCGAGCCCGGCCCGGAGCAATTCCGCTCGGCTCGGCCGCCGCGGCGGCCTCAGTGGGCGCATCTGCCCCGCCGACGGCTTGCCTTTGCGGCCGGAGTAGTTCGGCAGGCTGTTGGCCTTCAGCGCGTTGCACCGCAGGCAGGCCGTGACGATGTTCTCCCACACGGTTTTGCCGCCGCGGGAGCGGGGGGTCACGTGGTCGTACGTCAATTCCGGCGACGGGAAGCGCTTGCCGCAGTAGCAGCAGGCCATCCGATCCCGCAGCAGGATGTTGCGGCGGCAGAACTTGACCTCACCCGAGATCGGCGCGTACTCGCGCAGCATGATCACCTTCGGGATCGCGATCGTCGTCGAGGGCGACCGGAAGAACGCGTCCTCCCAAGTGTCGACGATCGAAGCCCGATCGCGCCAGATCGCCGATACGGCGTCTTGTGCTGGGATGATGCTCAGCGGGAACGTGCTGAGCGGATTGCCGTCGGCGTTGAGCACGAGACAACGATGCTCGGCCGGGCGCAGCGATCTTCGCTGGTGGTGCTCGGAAAGCCGAGCGGCGGCGGTCATGTCGGCCTCCCTTGTGACGGTATGGAGCTGACGGTCGGGATCGAACCGACATCGGCGCATTACGAGTGCGCTGCACTGCCCTTGTGCTACGCCAGCATATCTGGTGCGGGCAGAGGGAATCGAACCCTCGTCAACGGCTTAAAAGGCCGTAGCTTGTCCTTCCAGCTATACCCGCGGAGTGGTGCGCGACCCGAAACTCGAACTCGGAACATCCGGAATTTGAAGCCGGTGCCTCTGCCAGTTGGGCTAGTCGCGCGGGATGGGGCGCCCGGTGAGGATCGAACTCACAATCTCCCGGTTCGGAGCCGGGTGCACGGTCCATCGTGCTGCGAGCGCGTGATGACGAGCCTGCGAGGAATCGAACCCCGATCCGCCGGGTAGAAGCCGGCTGCACTGTCCATTGTGCTACAGGCCCGTGAGGTTGGCGCCCCGCCGAGGAGTCGAACCCCGCGTCCCGGGTTCGTAGCCCAGGCCCCAGATCCGCTGGGCGAGGCGAAAGGAATTGGCCGCGCAGACGGGATTTGAACCCGCGTTTCCCTGTTTGAAGGACAGGTGTCCTGCCTTAGACGACCGCGCGATGGTAGGCCCGGCCGGTAACGCTCCGGCACCTCCGCCGTGTCGAGGCGGCGCACAACCTTCTATGCGACGGGCCTGTACCCGGTAGAGGATTCGCACCCCTGCTGACGCGGTGTGTAGGACCGCCGCTCTGCTGCTGAGCTAACCGGGCGATGATGGTCGGGGCGGGCGGATTTGAACCGCCGGTCTCCTGCTTCCGAAGCAGGCACTTTGGCCAGGCTAAGCTACGCCCCGTGGCGCCGACACTCGGAATCGAACCGAGGCTCCTGCCTTTAGGAGAGGCGGGCGCGATCCGTCGCTGTCGGCCGGAAATGGTCCGGAAGGAGGGACTCGAACCCCCGATATCCTCGCTCCAAACGAGGCGGTCTAGCCGCTGACCTACTCCCGGCTTATCCTTTTACGCACAACACTTGACGAAGCTGGTGCACGATATCGACCAGATCGGCCTGTGCCGCCATCACCGTATCGATATCCTTGTACGCCATTGGCGTCTCATCAATGACGCCCTCATCCTTGCGACACTCGACGCCGGCGGTTGCACGAACGTGATCATCGAGCGTGAACAGCTTCTTGGCCTCAGAACGGCTCATCTTCCGGCCAGCGCCGTGCGAGCATGACATGAAGCTGTCGGGATTGCCCTTGCCGCGCACGATGTAAGAGCGCGCACCCATCGAACCGGGAATGATGCCGAGGTCGCCCTCGCGCGCCCTCACGGCGCCCTTGCGTGTGAGCAGCACATTCTGGCCGAAATGGTTTTCGCGGGCGACGTAGTTGTGATGGCAATTGACCGCTTCTTCGTTCCACGTGATTCCGGGCTTGCCGAGCGCGCCGACAACCGCGCGCAGAGTCGCATCGAGCATGACGCGGCGGTTCTCGACCGCAAAATCCTGCGCCCAACTCACCGCTTGCATGTAGTCGTCAAATGCTTCGCTGCCTTCCGGCAGATAGGCCAAATCTTGGTCCGGCAGGTTAATGAACCAGCGCTTCATGTCGGCCTTGGCGCGGTCGATGAAAAAGCTGCCGATGGCATTGCCGATGCCGCGCGAACCCGAGTGCAGCATGATCCAGACGCGCTGTTCCTCATCTAGGCAGACCTCGATGAAGTGGTTGCCGGTGCCGAGCGTGCCGAGATGGTGCGGAGCACGCGCCGAGGCTCGCGTAAGTTTTGGATGCTTCTCGACGATCGCAGCCAGCCTTGCGGCGAGCGACTGGTTGCCGTGCTTGCCGATCATGTAGAGCACGTTCGCCGGCAATTCGCCCCACGCGCCGCGGTCGTTGATGCCGCCGTTATCGGTGCGGCCGTGCGGCACCGACGCCTCGATCGCGGCACGCATCGGCGCGAGGTTGTCGGGCAAGTCCGAGGCGGTCAGCGACAGCCGCGCCGCCACCATGCCGCAACCGATATCGACCCCGACCGCAGCCGGGATAATCGCGCCCTTCGTCGCGATAACCGAGCCGACCGTCGCGCCCATCCCCCAATGCACATCCGGCATCGCGGCGACATGCTTGTAAATGAACGGCAGCCCCGCGACGTTGCGGAGTTGATCAATGGCCATGCGCTCGACCGGGACATCTTTCGTCCACATTTTGATCGGCTTCCCGGCGTCCGCGATTACCTCGTAAGACACAGGCCTATCTCCTCGGGAAGTTGATATGGCGCTCGCAGGCGGGATCGAACCGCCGTTCCGGCATCGACAGTGCCGTGTCCTGCCATTGAACGATGCGAGCTCTTGAGGGTGCCGCGGGCGCCTGCTCTTGGACCTATGGCGCCGGCGCGGCGCGCCCGATCGTCACCGGGCGGTTCTGGTAGGGCCGTGCGGAGTTGAACCGCATCCTGCCGGTTAAGAGCCGGCTGCTCGACCGATGAGCTACGACCCCAAGCTGGTACTCCTGGCCTGTGCTGCCCAGGCATCTCGCGCTTATCGGGCGCGCGTTCTCGGCTGTTGAACTACAGGAGCATTTTGGTGGTGCGGAGGTGTGGTGCTGCCCCACTCCCCGAAGGACGGGTTTTACAGACCCGCTGCCGGAAGCTGCCGGCTTTCCCTCCGCAATGATTGGTGCTGACGAGTGGACTTGAACCACTGACCTTCCCCTTACCAAGGGGATGCACCGCCGCTGTGCTACGTCAGCAGATGGAGGAAGGTGGAGGCATCGAACCTCTGTCGCAGAGCGACACTATGGTTTAGCAAACCATTCGGGGGAGCCTACCCCAGCACCTTCCGTCGTCCCTTCCTGGTGTATCGCTTGCCGCACGACACGACCTTGTGGCCGAGCCGGCGCAACGCACGAGCTGGCGGAGAGCGAGGTACTCGAAACCCAGTCCGTGAGGACCCATCCCGCTTCGAACGGGCGGTGGTGCGCCTGCCCACTTCACTCTCCAAGATTGGCGGAGCGTGATCGCATCGAACGATCGCCGCAGTTGCGGCGCTGCCGTTTTCAAAACGGTGCGGGGAGCCAACCCCAGCACGCTCCAGTGGAGGATGGCGTCGCTGCCGACGCGAACACCTTGCGGTGCCAACCGCTTTCCAAGCGGCGCCGGAGGCCGCTCCGGTTCACCATCCCAAAACTGGTACCCCACCGCGGATTCGAACCGCGAACCTCCGCCTTCTGAGGGCGGCGCCTCTGCCGGAGTTGGGCTAGTGGGGCGCTGGTACGCGCGGCCGGATTCGAACCGGCACTGCCGAGCGCCTCGGGCTCGTGCCTCCTACCGATTGGGCTACGCGCGCTTGATCTTGGTGCGGGCGACAGGAGTTGCACCTGCACGCTTGCGGCGGCGGGGTTTAAGCCCGCTGTGTCTGCTGTTCCACCACGCCCGCGAGAAAGTGGTCGCCCCGAGGGGTGTTGATCCCCTACCTCCCGGATGAGGGCCGGGTATCCAGACCGCTAGACGACGGGGCGCTGGATTTGGAAGCCCGCCTCGGGGTCGAACCGAGCCGCACGGCTTCAAAGGCCGCGATACCCTCCTGGGCCACGGGCCATGAGTGAATGGAAGCGAACCGGGGAGTCGAACCCACGATTTGCGCGTTCAGAGCGCGCCGTCCTGCCGTTGAACGAGTTCGCCGTGGTGCCGCGGCTCGGACTTGCACCGAGGGCCAATCGCTTACAAGGCGATTGCTCTGCTGCTGAGCTACGCGCGGCTTGGGGCGGCGCGCGGGTGCTGGCCCCGCTTCTTCCCCTCCACAGGGGGACGTGTCCGCTGGTCCACCAGCGCCGCCACGATGCGAATGGAGTTGCCGGTCGGAGTTGCACCGACATAAGACCCGCTTTGCAGGCGAGCGCCTCGCTGTTCGGCCACGGCAACAAATTGGCACCGGCGGAGCAGAATCGAACTCTCCTTCGCGGGTTTGGAGTCCGCGTTGTTCACCAGAACACGCCCGTATGAAATGGCTCCCATCCCAGGTACCGCCCCTGGCTGCATCCGCTTAACAGGCGGCGCCGTTCGCTTGCTCGGTCGATGGGAATGAACTGGAGCGGGTAGCCGGACTCGAACCGGTCATCATCACCTTGGAAGGGTGAGGCCCTAGCCTTTGGACGATACCCGCGTTGAATGATGGTGCCGAGCCGAGGGATCGCACCTCGATATCCGGTTTTTCGGACCGGCGCATGCACTAGCACTGCCAGCTCGGCGATGGTTGCGGCGGCCGGAGTTGCACCGGCGCGACGCGGCTTATGAGACCGCGCGGGAACTGTTCCTCACCGCATCAAGAAATGGTAGGCGTCCTCGGTGCCGCCCCGAGCCGTCCCCGCTGATCTGGCAGGTCTCGGCCGTTTATAAAACGGCCCCGCGCTGCTGGCGCCGACGCCCGATGAATTGGAGCGGCCAGAGGTGGTCGAAACCTCATCTCGGCATTGGCAACGCCGCGCTCTCAGCCGTTGAGCTATGGCCGCAAAAGGATGGTGGAGATGGTCGGAATCGAACCGACATTTTCTGCTTGCAGGGCAGAAGTCCTCCCGTTGAACGACATCCCCGAAATTTCAAAACGAAGATCGCTGCGGCCGGCTTGACGGCTCTTTGCCCCGGAGCTTCCACCGCGACTGCTGTGTCGTGGCGCTGGCTTTTTGCCGCGCCGTACTGAATGCGGAAAATAAAAAACCTCTCGCGGAGTGATCCGGAGAGGCTCGATCGGTTCCGATCATGTTGCGGGTATACTACCCGAGCGAGCCTCCTTCCGTACCGCGCCGATCGCACGAATTTTCGGGCATCAAGGACCCGAGCGCGATCCCGCTAAACGGCTTCCGCTGGCCTTGCGACAGCCGCGGCAAGCCGCTCCGCGTGGCGGCTGGTGCTTTCGCTATGGTCGATAACCACAACATGGGGCGCGGCTTGTGACAGAGCCTCGGGTTAATGTCAATATCGAAGATGATATGCGACGCAGACCCTCGCAATCCCCGCCCGGAAAATCAGCGCGCCCGACGCAGCTCTGGCGACGCAATCTTCTTTGGCACGCGTCGGTACCAGACGAGCGCAAGCGCTGCGTAGAGCGGCCGTTCGTGCGTCAGCGCCATCGCCTCGGCCTCGCGCCGCTCATAGCCGGACGACGCCGCAACGATCGGGCCGACCGCGGCGGGATCCCAGTTGCCGCGGTAGTCGGGGTCGAACATCAGGAGTTCGAGCGCCCGCACTTCGATCATCTGGATCGGCCGCCGCGTCTTCAGCAGCGACAGCGCGGTGCGCAAGGCACCAGGGCCATGCGAGCGGTAGAAGTCGATGACGGTCCCGACCGCAACCGTGTCGCCCGGCTTGTAGAGGTCCTTGCGCGGCGGCGGCGAGCGCGGCACGCGGACACCCGTCTCGTCCATGACCTTCTGGATCGCGATGATTTCGGGGTCGCCGGCGACGAGGGCGGAATGGAACAGCTGCGGTTTCGTAACCGCGGTGCGGTCGGTGTTGATCGCGATGAACGACTCGGCCTGCCGCGCGACCGAACGCGGCCGGCTGACCAGCACCGGGATCAGCTCGACGGCGGGGTGCGTCGCGGCGATCGTCGCCGAGTGCTGGCCGTTGGTGATGACGAGGCCGTGCGGCGTCTCGATGACGTTCGGCGCCTGGAACTTCGACCAGTCGAACCGGCCGAGGATCCGCCGGATCAGGGCGGTGCCTTCCTTGCCGATCCGGCGCTGGTAGGTGTCGTCTACCCACAACGTCGCGGGATCGACCCAGCGCAGCTCCGGCGGATCGCCGACATCTTCGTTGAAGCGGACCCCATGCAGGGAGGCCGGCGCCAGCGATGCGATCGGGCGCAAGCCGCTCACAGGCCGAGATGCTCGCGCTCGTCGCGGCCGAGCTCGGCGCCGTGCACCAGCGCGCGCAACGCCTGGCGGGCGCGGGACAGCCGCGATCGCACGGTCCCGACCGGGATCGCCTCGTACGCCGCCATCTCCTCGTAGTTGTCGGCGCTGAGCGCGGCCTGCATGAGGAGCCGCCGCTGCCCCCGCGGCAACCGGCGCATCGCCGCCTCGACCTCGCTCAGCAGCCGCCGCGCTTCGGGGTCGACAACGGCGCGGACCTGCTCGACCTGCTCCGGTTCGAGTTCGATCGTGCTCTCGCGAACCGCTTTCCTCACCGAATTGATGCGCTGGTTGTGCGCGAGCGTCATGAGCCAACCCGTCAGGTTGGTGCCCGGCTCGAACAGATGCCGCTTCGTGAGGGCGCGCATGATCGTCTGCTGCACCAGATCCTCGGCGTCGGCCGGATTGCGGGTGAGGCTGTAGGCATAGCGCCGCAGCTTGGGAAGGCACGCCAGGAGGTCGGCGTCGGAGAAGGGTTGCGTCGTCATAACCCCGCTCCCCTAGCACTGCGGTTGCTTAGGATCGGTCTACTTCGGCCCGGATGGCTTTTACCGCGCCGGACAATTCTCATCGCGAAAGACGGCGCAGTATCCGACGCGCCAGTCCGGTGCGAGGAACCATCCCTGCGCCGTCGCCAGCGGCACGCGGCCGTCGCACACCTCGCGCGCCGCGTAGGCTTCAAACCGATCTTTCGCCGGATAGCCCCATAGGCCGCCCCGGTATTGCGGCCATAGGTTGCGGAGATCGTCGGCGCCGCCCAACGCCAGAGGCACACGATGGTCAATTTCCCACCGGCGCCGCTCGGGCCCAACCGGGACGGCCATGCCGTACTCGGCAAAGACCTGTGCCTTCATCTCCGGCGTGGTGAAGCGATGAGCACGCGAGTAGGACCCGCCGCCAGCGTGGCCGCAGATCGCATCGGCGTCTGTCGAGGCGACGACGCCGGGGGTCAGAACCGGATCGGGGGTCAGCATCGCTGTCGGCGGATCGGCGGTGGCATTTGCCGCAAGTGCGTATGCCGCAATCATTGCGGCAACGGGACGGCTTAGCACCAGTCTCGGCTGCCGTTCTTTGGTAAGGCAAGGTGGCGAAGATCTGCGCCTGTCGGGGCGGAGTGCGTTCATGAGCTGGTCGGGAGCCGGTTGCAGCAGTGTTGCGATCACCATATTCGTAAAGACGGTGTATCAAAATATCGCAATTTGCGCTATTGCCGTCGCAGTGCACTGCCGCTGCACGTGAGGGAGAGGGAAATCATGGACACTGCATCGACCATCGACCGTGGCCTGCCGCAGCAGATCGCCGAACTCGGGCGCATGATCTACGCGTTGCCGACGCCCAATGCCGCCGCAGCCGAGGCGCGCGCCGGAATGCAGCATGCGTTGACCGCGTACTCCGCTGCCGGTTGGGGCTATTCGCTCGGCACCCGGCAACAGCCCGCGGCGGCGACACCGCCGGCGGCGCGTACCGGCCGCGGGCGCCCGCGCAAGACCATCGCGACCGGGCGCAACCGGCGCACGAGCGCCGGCGCATCGTCGTCGTCGACCGCGCAGCAACCGCTGGGCAGCCGCATCCTCGCCGCGATCCCGTCCAACGGCATCACGCCGGCAACGCTGACGAGCCGCTTCACCGACCGGCCGAACCTGGTGGCGAGCGTCATCTCGCGCGCCGTCAAGAGCGGCAAGATCGTCGAGCGCGACGGCAAGTTGTTCGTGCCGGAGGCCAAGGTGGCGGACATCGACCGGGCGCAGCGCCGCCGGGGTCGGGCCGCGCAGACCGGCAGGCAGCGCGCCACCGGCACGGGCGGCAGCACCGGTGCCGTCACGGAGGCGCAGCCGCTCGCGGCGCAAGCCGGCTGAAGACCTGGCCGGAAACGCAAAAAAGACCCGGCGGCGCCCACGAGGGGAGCCGCCGGGTCTTCATAGTGTCGTACTCTGACGCGCGCAGGCGCGTCAGCTATGCGGCGCCGAACCCCCGCTCAGTCATAGCAGCAGCACGAACCGTCGCACCGCTCAGGCACGAGGCCGCAAGGGCATCGCGCAACCGCGGCGTCGGCATCCTTCTTCCGGTCAGCCGCAGAATATTCGACCGTTCCCGCGCCGCCGCAATCCGGGCAGAGTTGCGGAAAGCGGTCGAAGGCCGGGCGTTGCGGATCGGCCGCGCGCGGCACCAGCCCATCCCGGCACGCCGGGTTCGGGCATCTGGTCCGCGCCGCGCGCATTTGAGTAATGCCGGCGCTAGGCGACGGTCCCTACCGCAGGTGCCGGTTCTGCGGCGGGCGCGGGCGGCACCGCAGGTACTGCAGGTGCGGCAGCGGTCGCATCACGCGGCACGATCATTCCCATCGCCTTGAGCGTCTCGATGATCATCGCAACGCGCTGCGCATCGGGGATCAGCGAAACCCCGGCCTCGGCGATCTTGACCGGCTGCAGCACTTTCGGTGCCTGCATGACGGCCTTGGCCTCGGCGGCAATGTCCTTCGCCACCGTGACCAGATTGTCGGCGATCGCGTGCGCCGCCTTGATCCTGTCTTCGGACAGCGGCGACGGGATGCCCTTATCCTTGGCGAGCGCCGACCAGATGCCGCCGGCTTTTTCGATCCAGGCATAGACCTTGCCCCATGTCGTGGCCGGATCGGGCGTGCCGGTCAGGTTGACGTAGGCCTCGGCGGCGCACCGCACCAGCAGGAGGGCAAACGGCAGATACCAATGCGCGGCGAGCCACGCGGAAGCGGCGTCCATGGCGGCGTCCTTTCGGGTTAGGGAGGGAGGAGTTCAGGCGGCGATCGGCACCAGCATGCTCAGCGCGAGCAGCAGATCGTCAGGGTCGATCTTGTTGACCTGGCAGCAGAGGGGCCGCGCGAAGACGCCTGCGGCCTCGAGTGCGGCAGCGATCAACTCCGAGCAGAACCAACTGTCGTCGGCGCGCCAGTCGCGGCCGGAGGCAAAGCCCAGGATGGCGGAGATATCGTAAGGCTTGCCGAGCTGATCGCGCAGATAGCGGTAGAACCACTGTTCCCGCGGCCACGGCACCGGGATATCGACGACGAGACGACGGCTGAACACGGCATAGTCGGGCGGCCGTATCTGCACTCCCCGACCGTAGGGGCCTCGCCAGCGTGCCCCAAGGAGCCAGCCTTGCCGCGGGCCGGTGTCGCGCATTATCGCATCGACATGGGTGAAGGGCCCGAGGTGGCCAAACCAGCGGATCAGCGCCGAACTGAGGCCGCGCTGCGTCGAGAACTGGAGGCGGATCATGTCGAGCCTCCAGTCGCGGGAGTGCCAAGGCCGCCCCGGAGCGGTGTTCAGGTTAGTTTGGCGTCGGCGCCGATGTCGGGTGACGCCTGCCGCACCTATTTGCGCTTTGTCTTGTCCCGCGCGAACATGTCGAGCGGATCGAGCCGAAAGGATGGCGAGTATGGAACGAGAGAGCGAGACAACTTCAACCACCGAGATAGAGGTTACGCCGGAGATGATTGAGGCCGGCGTCCGCGTGCTCGATGAGTTTTTCGACTACGCCGATGACTTCATAGCAAAGAAGGTATTTTGCGCAATGATCGCCAAATCGCGGCGGGAACCCAAAGAGGCCGCCCCGGCTCAGGCCACTGGTTTACCACATGCACTCTGACAGCTAAGCCACCCCCGCCGCGGTCGCGGTGGCGGTCAGTCTGCCGGCATCGACGACGCAGGGGCAGTCGCCGCCGATGATCTGCATCTGGGCAGGCCGGCTCTGCCGCCGCCACCACCATCGCGAGCGCAGCGGCGAGATGGCGGGTCATTTTCAGGCGAACTCGCCCGAGGCTTTGAACTGCTGATAAAGCTGCGTCTTGCGCCGCCGCATGTCCGGCGTGTTCCAGCCGACGCAGGCGAGCATCATGTTGAACCCGCCGCCGTGGTAGCGCGCCTTGATGTAGGCGACGGCCGTCTCGGCGCCGATGACAGGATCGTTGACGAGATCGGGATTGCCGACGAGGTCCTGGCCGATGGCCTTGCCGATCGCGTCGTAATTGCCGCGGAAGGTCAGTTGGAACGGCCCCCGGCCGCGGTAGGTGTAGCCGTCATCGGTGCCCGGTCGGTTGCCGTAGCGGCCCCCATAGACGGCATCGAAGAACTCGCGGTCGTCGGCTTTCAGCGCATTGAGCGCCGCGTCGTCGGCCGGCACCCGGGTGCCGAAAATCTGCCGGATGCGGACGTTCGGCGTGTGCGCGTAGCTCATCTCGGTCTGCGGCGCGAACCCGCTCTCGCCGCCGGCAATCGCCGCGATCATCGCGCGCTCATCGGGATCGGTGATGCCGGCCTTGGTCATCGCCGCGATCAGCGCCGCCTTCATATCGGCCATGGCGCCACCTAGCGGTTGTGGAACATCTGCGCCAGGACCCCACCGCCAGTGAGCAGCGACACCGTCCAATGCACCCAGCGCTCCCAGCGCATCGCGGCCTTCTCGACGCCGCTGTCGCGGCCGCGCATTGCCGCCAGCTCATCCTTCATCTCGCCGATTTTGGTATCGACGCCCTCGACCTTGGTTTCGAGGCGCGACAAACGGCCGTCGACGCCGGCCTGGGCATGGCTCAGCGTCTCCTTCTGGACCTCGTTGCGTTCGGTCATGCGCTCGAGGAGGCGTTGCTCGCTCGCCTTCAGGTCCTCACGGAAATCTTCTCGCAGGCGTGAAAGCGATGCGACGATGCCCTCGACGTGGCCGCGCAGGGCGCCGATCTGCTGATGCACCGCGGGCGATCCCCGCGACTGGGTCGCGTTCGTCATCGTGTTCTTACCTCAAGGCTATCTTGCCAAGGGCGCGCTCTGCCGCCGCCGCGGCGCAGGTTTCTGGTGCTGCCCCTTGGCAACGAGATGCTCGCGCGTCAGCCGGATCGTCGCGCGGCGCAATTCATAGGGGTTGGTGTAAACCGTCAGGGTGTTGTTCTGCGCCCGGTACCGAGGGCCGCCGGGGCGGCCGTCGAGCACGAAAGTGCCCTCGCCGGAGGCCGACCAGTTCGTCGAGCCTTCCCATCCGACGACGCCGTCGATAACGCCGCCCTTGGTGTGGCTGATCTGGTGCGTCGCGCTCTGGCCGATCGCAAAATGCGTGTCGAACTCGGCGAGCGCCTGCTTGCGGTCGGCTTCGAGGAGCTGCCGTTCGTGGACCCCGCCCGCCTGGCTTTTGTCCAGCGTCACCATGACCAGCACGGACGGGTCCATGACGAGCCGCATGACGAGGTCGTTGAGAGCCTCGTCCGCGTAGCCGAACATGTTCATGACCAGCGACTGGCGGGCCCGCGACAGCAGGTGCGCGAGGATGCCGTGCACGTCGTCGCAGCCGACGTAGAAGGTGCGGAACTCGGGATTGGCGTCGCGCGGAAACGATTTCTCGGCGCAGAACGGCGCCAGGTGGTCCAAGCTGAAGCCGTGCAGACTCGGCGGCGGCACATCTGCCACCGTCGCCGCGGCCGGGGTGCGGGTCATTTTGCCGCTCGCAGGAAGGTCCGGCGCGTCAGGACACGACAGCGCATGACGCCACCAAAGCTGGCGACCCGGTGATCCGGCCGGCGCGGCGGTAGCTGCGGCCGATGGAGCGGATCGCGCGCCCGCTCAGCGAGCCATCCGCGAGCCGGGCCATCGTCGACTTCCACACGCCGTTCTCGAAGAACAGGCTGTAGCCGCCGGGGCGCAGGCTGGGGCATCCCGCCGTCAGCAGCCCGCGATGGTCGAAGCGCGCGTCGCCGCTGGGGTTGGGCAGGCCGAAGTAGCGTGGCGTCACGAAGTTGCTGACCTGCACGCCGCCGATCGCGTAGCCGTCGCTGTCTGCCTCGACCGGATCGGCGATCTCGACCGCGTAACCGACCGGGCCGAGCTGAACCATGCGCTCGGTCGTCGGGTCCACCAGCATCTCGCACAGCTCGTGGCTGAGGGTGACGCTGAGCATGGCGCCGTACTTGGCGTCATCGGCCGCGAAGACCCTGGCTTCGGGCAGCGGTCCGCCGGCGGTATCGTGATAGCCGAGATCGCCCGCCTGATCGGAGCGATCCATGACCCAGATCGGCCAGTGCGTCGGTTCGGGCTGCGCGCCGGCGCCGACGAAATGCAGCGTCGCGGTGACGCCCCACCACGGGGCGAGGTCGCGCGTCACCTGGATTTGCAGTGCCGGCAGCATCGCCGACAGCAGCGCGTCGGTCGCTACCGTGCTGCGGTTGACGATCGCGATATCGGTCATTGCCCGGCCGCCTTCCGTGCCGCCGCCTGCTGCGCCGCGACGGCCTGCGCCGGCTTGGTCAGCCCGGAGAGGTCGTTGGCGTAGGTGACGAGCGTCTGTATCTGCGTCGCGCTCGGCAGCGTCCCCGCGGTCGCGAGGGCGCAGGTATCCTGGATCGCGACATAGCCGATGTTGTCCGCCGTCATGACCGCGCTCGGCAGTTGCGGCGCCAGCACCAAGGCAAGCTGCACGAGGCTGTGCACGGTGTTGTCGAAGCCGCACATCGCCTTCACGTCGTCGACCCCGATCCCGAGCTTGGCGTTTACCTTCTGGATCGCCGCCTGGGCCTTCGGGGCGAGGCCGTTCAGCCAGGCCAGGACGCCCTGGCCGGATGGGGATTGCGCCAATTGCTGGGCGATCTGCTCGTACGACAGAACGTCGTTCTTCCCGGTCTGCGAGAGTGTGCAGGCGGCGGCCATCAGGGCGAGCGCCAGCGGCGCCACCTTCAGCAGCTTGGTCATCGAGGCGTCTCCTTGGGAAATCGTCGGCGGGCGACGGCGTTTGCTACGCGGGCGGCTGCCCCGCCAGGATCGCGGCTTCGCGCGCGCCGGTCAGCAGCGCGGCCGCGACGAGCGCGTCGAGTCCGGCCTTAGTCTTCGCCGCAGCAAGGTCGATGCTGTCGGCCGCCTCGGCGGTGATCAGCCAAACATTGACGGCATCGTTGGTTCGGGCGGCACCTGAGATCGCCACCAGCTCCGCTGTCGTGAACAGCGACAGAAAGACCGAGCGCGAGACGATCTTCGTCACCGGCGCGGCCGGTGCGGGCACGGGTTGGTTGCCCGCCGCAAGCCACTCCTGGTAGCAGCGCCACATCGGGTTGTCGGGTGCGTTCGGGATGACTGCTCCGGTCGCGAGAAACACGACGGCGCCTTGCGCGGTCGCCTGGTATGCGCCGGCCCCCGGATGGGCTTCGCACGGCCCCGGCGGCAGCGGCGCCTGCGGTGTTGCGGGAGCCTGCGCAGCCGCGGGAGACCCCAGCAGCACGAGCGCCACGAGCGGGGCAAGCCGTTTCATCGTCGCGCGCTCCCGTCTCAGTGCACCGCGACCGAGCCGTTGGCGGCCGGCGGCGAGGTCATCAGCACCAGCCCAGTCCCCGGCTGCATCGTGATCGTGCCGGTCATTCGCAACCCGTTCATCCGCCAGTAGACGGTCGAGCCGAGATTGTAGGTGGCAACCGCGCCGCCCGGAGGGTTGACCAGGACCAGGGCGTTGGCGAACTGGCGGCTGTAGATGCCGCCGCTGACGGAATAGGGTCCCTGCGCCGGGCCGTGGTTCAGATACCACCACGGCGAGAGGCCATAGTCCTCGTACTGCGCGACGTGGTAGGCCGACAGCGCGAGATAGGTATGGTTGCCCTTGATCAGCATGTCGCTGGCGATGACGAATTCCAGCGCTTCCGCGCCCGGTTGCGACGGCGCCGAGTGGCAGTTGCCGCCGCCGCCGCCGGCGATGTCGGTCATGTAGTTGTTATCGACATAGCCGGGAATGCTGAGGGTCGCGAGCACCGCGAACAGGATCTGCCAGTAATTGTCCTGCGTATCCCAGGGGCCGCAGGCGAACCACCAGCCGTCTTCGTTGAACCAGACATCGAGCTGCTTCGCGATGGTCACGACATCGCTGGCGTGCTGCGCCGAAAAGCCCAAATTGCCCATCAGGCAGGTATTGGGATTGACCCCTTCGATGGCCACCCGCACCGTCTGCACCCAAGAAGCGACATCGGCGACGTACTGCGGATCGCCGGCCCCGCCGGTGAATCGCTGCGTGAAGGTGCCACCGCCGCCCTCGCAGGTCGTGCCGGCAGAGAGCGCCACCGAGCAGGTGCCATAGTAGCCCCAGGTATTGACCGCATCGAGATTATCGAGCGAGATCGAGTTGTAGCCGTAGCGGACCTCGCTCAGGATATAGGCGAGCTCGACCTGCTGGCACTCCGATTTCCAGAACGCGAACGGCACCGACGGCGCGTCGGGCGGGCCGCCGAACATGTAGGCGATCGTCTTGTGGTCGCTCTGGTAGACGATGCAGCCGGGATGGTTGGCCTGCCACCACGACAGCGAATTGCCGGGGTGGTAATCGACCGCGAACGTCGTATAGGCCGAGGACCACACTCCTTGCGGCAGGGTTGGACTCGGCGGCCCAAGGCCGTTATCCGACGCCCATGTCATGTCGCGGTTGATCAGGGCCGAGGCATCGCTCATCGCGTAATCGAAGACCTGCATGCGCCCGAGCCGGTTCGTCGTATCCGCCGGGAGCGTGCAGGCGCCCGCGACCTCGATCGGTCCGACGAGGCAGGCGAGAAATCCGAGCGCGGCGGCGATCCGCCGCCAAGCCTTACGGCCCAGAGGGCGCGTTCTCTGCATCGCTGCGCTCCTTGCCGAGGTGATGGCGGATGATCTGGCAGCCGGCCGGGACGGTCTGGCCGGGGCCGAGCCGGGTCGGGGCTTGCCCGCCGCAGTGAACCCAGATTTCGACGCGGGGCGGCGTCGGCTCCGCAGCGATGGCGCGTTCGGCGACGGCGGCCAACGCCGCCGCGGCGAGCGTCATGACGATGACCCGGCGCATCACGGATGCCCCGCGCAGTATTTGACCGACCAGGAGATGCCGTAGCGCGACCCCGCCGCCCCGCCGACGGCCTTGTAGAGCACCCAGAAGCTGCCGCCGTTGACCTCGACGGCGTGGCTCGGATCGGCATCGACGAGCAGGTTCTGACCCGGCGTCACCACGCCGCCGACGGCGGTATTCTGCGTCTCGTAGTTAAGGTAGACCGTATCGCTCGACCCGGCCGGAGGCGCCGTGGCGACCCACACCGTGAGGTCGTAGAGCCAGCCGATCCCCTCGGGCAACGTCACCGCGACGGCGCCCGAGCCGCCGCTGTAGCCGGCGAGGCCGAAATAGGCCGGGCTGGTGTCGGGGCCGAGCGGAGGCTGCATCGGGTCGGAATGACCGAAGATGGTCTGGCAGATGTTCGGAGCCGGCGCGACGCAGCTGTCCGCGAGGGTGGTCTGCGGCCCGGCGACGAGCACGTCGCCGGGATTGACCGTGCCGGTCTGCGGGCACGGTGCGATCGACTGCGCATGGCCGAGCGGGGCAGCGAGCCACAAAAGGCCGAACGCCAGCACAACGCATTGCAGCGCCGCCCGAAGCGGTCTGTTCATGCCAGGGTTTCTCCCGGTTCGGTTTAGGCGCCGCTGTTGCGGCAGTCGGCGGCCCAGTGGTAGCCGAAGAATGAGACCGTCCCGGCCGACGCGGTGGAGTTGATGTGCGCCGCCGTCTGTCCGATCAAGCCGGTGTTGAAATTGACATCGGTATTGTTCTGGAAGTCGCGCACTTTGCCGGACGCGCCGGTCGTAGGACTCCAGATCGTCAACGTCGGGTCGCACACCTTGCGGGATTTGAAGTAGATCGGCACTCCCATTCCCGCCGAAGCAGACGAATATAATTCGGCGACGCCGTTTGTGGTCACCGTCGCCGGCGCGACGCCGTTGTCGTAGCTCGTCTCAAAGAAAGCCTGGTTCCACGCCGCATCAAAGGCCGGCGGAGCGACTTCCATCGGTGGCGGATTGGCGTTGAGCCCGGTCGCCACGTTGGGGGTTGCACGACAGTCCATGCCGCCAAGCGCGATGAAATTCGGGCTCGTGATCGCGGTGTTGAGGTCGAGATCGATCGACAGGCCAAGGCCGCTGGCGTTGTTGGCGGCGAAGGTATAGGCGACGGTCGCCACCTGCGTAGCCGGGACGGTTTGCAGGCTGACGGCGCTGACATCTGTTGCGTTGCTGCCGAAGCTGTCCTGTCCGGCGGTCGCCCGCTTGACCGTCAACTTCGGCGTAACCGCCGTCGAAAGCGAGTTGTAGAGCAAGAACTGGCAGGTGACGTTCTGGCCCGCCAGTTGCGCCGCCGTCTGGCTGTAGATCGGGAAGCGCAACACGATGTCGGTGACGCTCGACGCCGGCACCAGGGCCATCGCCCAATAAGCCTGCGGCGGCGAGAAGTAAGTGGTGGCGGTCCCCTGCTGCGCGCTGACCGATCCGCCGGTCGGGACGATGTAGACGCCCTCGGGCCCCCAGCCGCCCGAAGTCGTGACCGTTGGAGTGGTGCCGCCGTACCACTGTGACAGGCTCGAATTGCGTAGCTTGTTGACGAAGCCCCGGATCGGCGTCGCCGGATAGAGCGTCCCGGCGTTCGCGGTGAATCCCGTGGCCGCCAGCGGCACGCTGGTCGGAGCGGCGGAGGAGGAATTGGGGTTGCCGTAGAGCGAAAACCCCGGCAGTGAGGTGAGCGGCGCGAGGCCGCTGTCCTGGAACTGCCCAGATGTGGACGAGGCGGTCGGCAGATGGCCGATCGTGAACGAGCCGGTATAGGTCGCGAGGCTGCTGCCCTGCACAAAAGCGCGGGTGAATGCCACCCAGTTCGCCGTCGCCCCATGGCAGCGCCAGACGATGGCCTGCCCGTTGAAATTGAGGGCTTCGCTCGCGCCCCCGTCGATGGTCCCGCCGGAGGGGGTGACCGTGTCGTTGTACGCCCCGGCGTTCAGCGCCTCATCGGCAACCGCGAAATAGTGCCCGTCATTGGTCGAATTGCACGCGGGGGCGGAAATCGCCGTGGCGCCGGGAGAACCCGAGGCGACGACGTAAAGTATCTGCCCAAGCGAAACCGATCCTGCGGTTCCCGATTGCAGTTGCGCCGTCGCGAGGATCGGCACCAGCCCGTCGTAGGAGGTCTGGAACGGCACCGGGGTCTGCGCCGCGACCGGCAGGGAGGCGAGTAGCGCCGAGAGGATGGGCGCGAGAAGCCGGCGCAGCCCTCTCGGCGCCGCGAAGTGCGGCGTGAGCATCTGGTCTGTTCTCCGGCTTTAGGGGATCGTGACGGGCTGCGTCGGCCAGGTCCCGCCGTGGCCGCCAAGCATCGAGGCTTGCGCCTGGATCAGGTCGTAGACGTAGGTTTCGAGCGCCGCCGCCAGATTAAGGAAGTCGGCGTTGCCGATCGCGTGCGCGGCTCCGGAGGCGTCGTAAAGGTTGAAGGTCGAGCCGCCGCCGGGCAGGCCCTTGCCGTTGCCGATACCCGCCGCGATCGCGGTGATCTTGCCGATGCTGGCGTCATCGATCGCGTAGGCAGCATCAAGGCTTGGCGTCGCGGTCGAGGAGATGCGGCACCCGGCCGCCTTCAGAACGGCGTATTGGTCGGCGATCGAGACCTCGCCCCAACCCGTCCAGCCCGCTGCCTGGATCGCTGCGGCGGTCGCGCCAGCCTTCGCCAGCACGTCCGCGAGTTCGCCGTCGGTGGCGATGCGGCTCGGGAGGTTTCCCGCGGCGAGCCAGGCCTCATACCCCGCATCGGTGAGTGCGACATAACCGGGGCCGGCGCTGGAAAAGACGAGGTCGCTCTTGTTGCCGACCAGCCAGTACCAGGAGAGCGGTGTATAGGCCATCTCTCGCTCTCCTCTAGTTGTAGACGCTGGTGGCGTCGACCGCGCCCGCCGTCGAGCCCGGCAGGAAGCTCGCGCCGCCGCCGTCGGTCTTGATGTACGACTGCACCGCCGCGTTGTAGCGCTGCCCGGTCGCGCCGCCGGAGAAGGTCACGTACGCGGCGCTCAGCTGCACGAAGGACTGGTAGTTCAGCGATATGAAGGTTGTGAAGGCGGGCGTGCCGGTCAGCGTGATCGTGCACACGGTGGCCTCCGGCGCGTAGAAGCTGCCGTTGCCGCCGTTGACGTGCTGTCCTGCATTGCCGTTGATCGTGTAACCGGTGGCCAGTTCGACGGTGCCGCCCTGCGTCAGATAGATCTGGTTGACCGCGGCCCCAAAGGCGATGCCGGTCGAATTGAGCAGGATGAAGCCGCCGGCCCCGATCTGGACGCAGGATGCCGAACCGCCGCCGGTCGAGCTGAGCTGCACCGTCCCCGTGATCTGGATCGCCGCGTTGACAGCGCTGATGCAGTAGGTGGAGACGGCGCTCAGGGCAATTGAGGAACTCGACGTGAAGTTCCAGATTTCGCCGACCGAAGGCAGGCCGGAAATCGTGCCCGACGCCAGGAGGCCGGCAGTGAAAGCGCCGGTGCACTGGAAAGTGAGGCTGTAGACGCCGCCGCCATCGAAATGCGAGAACGCGTAGTTGCGCGCGGCCTGAAGCGTGCGGAACGGCTTTGCCGAGGTACCGTCTGCAGTCGAGTCGTTGCCGGTCGAGGCGTTGACGTAAATCGTCGTATTGGCGGTGAGGCGGGTGCGGTTGCCGCCGCCGACCCATTTCGCGGTCAGTGCATTGCCGGTCTGGCTGCACACCCACATCAGGCCATCTGTCGTGTCCCAGCAGAAGTTCGGGGCGTAGCTCGGCCCGACCGTGCCGACGACGGTGCCGGCGAGGTTGCCGTTCGGATTGCCGGCGTAGGTCCCGACCGTCGGCTTCTGCGTCAGGCCGGCGAGGAAGGGCGCCTGCGGGTAATTGCTCGGGGTGTTGCTGCCCTGCGACGGACCGGCGACGAGTATCTGGTTGGCGTTGACCTGCGTCTGGCCGAAGGTCAGGTCGATCAGGTAAAGCCCGACCGCACCGCCCGGCGCGTTCGGTGGCACTTCCGAACCCGTGGTCGCGACCGTGCCGTAGGTGACGCCGATCGTGCACACACCCTGCCGGCGGGTGTTCTGCAAGGTGTTGTTGTTGTTCGGACCGCTGTACGGCGCGCCGGTCGGGTTGACGGTGTTGAGGTAATAGAGGAGGCCACCGGTCGGATCGTCGGACGGGATTGAATCTGCCTGGCTGAACGAGGCGGTGATCAGGGCATAGCGAGACTGGCCGGCACCGAGGCCGGAGGTCGAGAGCAGCACGGTCTGCGCGACCGCGAAGCCCTGCATCATCGTCTGCGTCGTATCCGGGTTCAGCGAGCCGTAAGCGGTCGTATCGAGCTGCGCCAGCTGGTAGATGTCGCCGGCCGCAAGATTGATCGTCAGGCTGGCGGGAGCGGTCGGCGTCGCGCCGAGGCCGGTGACGACGGTGCCGGTGCTGCCCAGGAGGTCCGCGAGGCTCTGAGAGCGGGCGTACTCGTTGCCGCGCCAGGCCCAGAGATGGTCGTAGTCCCTGACCATCGACTGGTCGTAGATGATCGGTCGCCCGTAGATGCCCACGCGCGTGCTCCTGCCTTGCCGCGCGCCGTTTGGCGTGCGGTTTGGTTCAGACGATGTGCGGAAGGCCCGGAGCTAGCCGGGCACAAAGAGACGGGTTACGGCGTCAGCGGCCGGCCGCCGCTGTCGTCGAGCGGTCGGAGGCTGCCGTCGATCAGGAAATCGTAGGCAAGCTGCTCGGTGACGTTGACCGGGTTGAGGAACCTGACCCAGACCGTCGTGCCTTCGGACTTGAGCCGGTTCACGAGGCCGTAGACGAGCTGCGCCCCAGAGCCGCCGGCGGTGGGGCCGTCCCAATACCAGCCGGCAAAGCCCGAGTTGTTGCCGTAGAAACCACCGTCGTAAAACGACCACTGCGGCTGCGCCCCGAGGCTCTTGACGGCCGGCAGCGAGCACTCGACGAAGCCCTGGTAGCGGGCGTTGCCGTTCGAGTAATTGCCCGGCCGCGCCGTCGCATCGACGCCGTAGAAGGCATAGCCGTAGCAGGCGTTATCGCGCGGGTCCCACGGCTCGATCATGCGCACCGGCGCGCCCGTCAGGGTAGCGACCGCGGCCTGGATGGCGCTCCTCGTATTGGCTGGCGGAAACAGGTTCTGCTGGATGCGCAGCCGGAACGGATCGTCGAGTTCACCGGGAAGGCGGGGCAGGCTCGGCCCGAGGTAATCCGTCGAGGCGATGTCGAGCCAGCCGCCGGTCGCGGTGGTGATGTAGAGCTGCGCCGTGACGTATTGCAGAAACCACCAGATCCAGCCGGCGATGCCGTTGGCCCAGCCGGCGAGATAGGCCTCCAGGACCGGCTCGGGCGTGTCCGTCGCGCCGAGTTCGTCGCCCGGCTCCGGGAACCAGCCGCGCGGCAGCAGATCCCGCACCCGCCGCAGCATCGATGGCGTGACCGTCGCCGGCGGCAACGGGGTGACCGGAGCGGTCATGGATTCAGGCTCCGAAGGTCTCGCGCTGCGCCTCGCTCAGGTTGGCGCGCCATTCCTCCATCACATCGACCGCTTCGGATGCGGTCGCGGCCTTGCGGTCGAGCCGCCGGCCACCGGCGGCAAACGCGAGGCCATAGCCCTCGCCTTTCACCGCATTGCGCGTGATCCGGCCGCGGATGTTGCTGAAGGCGTGGCGGTCGGGGATCGCGAAGACCGCGATCGTCGCCGTCTCGCCGCCGTCCTCACCGCCGCCGAACGACAGCACGATGGCGCCGTTCGGATAATGCGTCTGGTGGAAGGCTCCGGCGAGCCAGCCGCGCGCCTCCAGCTCGGCGAGGAGCGCATCGTGGCGCACATCCATGGCCTCTTTCTCCCGAGCCTCAGGCGGCGGCGACCGTGCCCGGCACGGGCACCTGGATCAGGGTCAGCGCCAGATCGGCATTGGAGCCGTTGATCAGCACCGAGGGGACGCTGACGTTGATGACGCCCGGAACCGACAGCGCGACATCGACCGCCGCGGCGACGGACACCGTGATCGGCGTCGGCGCGGTGCCGGCCGGCAGGGTCTGGAGGTAGGCGACCCAGCTCTGCCACATCGTGTTGAGCCAGTTTGCCCAGGCAGCGTCGACCGCCTGCACCACCGTGCCGTGGTTGAGGCCAGGCGCCGAAGTGATCGTCCCGGATAGGCTCACCGTCACGGTCGTGGGGCCGTAGACGCCCTGCGGCCGCACCGTGAACGCCCGAACAGCGTAGATGGCGTTGTAGACGGCGGTCAGGAGGCTCGACGGCGGGTTGTGTGAGCCGTCGTCGATGACGACGAAGAACGAGCCGTAGTCGGTGCCGAGGCCGGGGTAGTCCTTGTTCTCGACGAGCAGGTAGAACAGCCCCTGCTGGACGTTGGCGATGGCGCTTTCGATTGCGGTTTCGTCGGCGGAGGGCAATGCCGCGATCGCGAGCTGGAAGCGCTGGCGGAAGGCGTCGTCGTTCTCGGCCGCCATGCCGCCGGTAAAGGCGGCGACATTCGTGACCGAGTCGAAATTGCTGATCGTGCCGTCGACGATGGAGGTGATCGTGTTGGCGGCGACGTTGCCGACCGTGCCCGCATTGACCGCGACCGCCGGGACGATGATGCTCGCGGTGCCGGCCGGGCAGACATAGCTGCCGGTCGCCGGGTTGTAGTAGGCGTTCGCCGTGTCGAGGGTGACGGTGAAGCCCTGCGTGCCGTCGGCGCTTTGCAATTGCGCCGTGCCCGCCGGGCCGATCGTGACGACACCTTGCAACGATGTGTCGCCCCGCGTGAAGGTGACGGTCCCGGTGGCGTAGGTCGCCGGCAGGCGGGTGAAGGCGCTCTGGCCGATCGGCAACGGCCACTGCGCCATCCAGCTGTCGAGGTCGGCGCCGGTGGAGGTCTGGGCCCGCGTCAATGCCAAGAGCCGCAGCCCCATGCGCTGAAACCACAGCGCCATGAAGGACGAGGCCTCGCCGATCGCCAAGCCCACAGAGCCGACCGAGAAGTCGAGCGCCGTCTTTGAAGCCGCTTGCGCGGCGGCGGCGAACGATTGGACGAACTGCTGGAACGAGCGGGTAACGATCGTCGGCAGGGCAATCGCCATGATCTACCCGCCGTTGCTGTTGCCGACCGCCGGATTGAACGTGAGCAGCATCGGGGCGCCCGACTCGGCGTCCTGGTACTTGATGTTGACGATCTGCTCGCCCGACCCGGCGGGGATTTCCTGGATTTCGACCGCCGGCTGCGGCGAGTGCGCCACCGCCGCCTCCTGGTACATCTGCGCCCGGACGATGCCGGTGATCGTGCGCACGTTCCGGGTCGAACCGATCTTCTCCGGCAGCCCCGCGCCGTACTCGGGATGCGCCAGCAAGGCACGCTTCGGGGTCAAGAGACGGCGGATCACCCGCTGCGTGCCGAGCGCGGAGCCGTCAACCGTCTGAAGATCGCCCGAGGGCGTCTGCACCAGATCGGCGGCCCAGCCGTACTGGCCGATCGAGATGTCGGCCATTATTCCGGGATGACCCTGAATCCAAGTCGCTCAGCCGCCGCGTTCAGAGCCGCTTCGTCCGCCGGCCAGAAGATCGCGGGCACGTCCTCAAAATCGAGCCTACCCGCTAGGCTATAGTATATCTCTGCCGTGATTACATCGTCGGCCGTTGGGCAAGAAATGCGATACCCGGTAATAAGGCCGGGAATCAAATCACCGTTCTCATCCCTGATCTCAGTATCTCGCCCGATCAGAATGCTATCTTGCGCCTTCGCCTTGATGCTCAACCTCATCATGGTAGCTCCGATTTACTGTGCAAACAGTACGGTGGAATTGGACCCGTCAGCGAGCTTGACCGGCTGCGTCGAGCCGCCGTTCTTGAAGGTCGCGTTGGGCGTGTTCGTCGTCCACGTATTCTGAGCCGTGTGCGTGTAATCGGGCGCCGACGTGACGATCTTGACCTTCCCTTGCAGGGTCAGCGAGCCGTCCTTCGTCATCGAATACATCGACCCCTGCTTATCGATCAGCATCAGTTCTCCAGCCTGTAGCTGCTTCACGGCGTCGGGGATTTTCTTGCGCGCATCCCAGGCGCGGGTGACGCCGAAGCCCTCGTTGGCCCCGAACTGCGGGAAGGCGTGGAAAATCTGGTCGCCCTGATCCGGCCCCACGGCGGGCGGGGCAAAGAAGCCGTAACCGTCGCCCACCCACGGCGCGTGCATCGGCGACCACCCGGTGACGACGCCCTCCGGCTGGATCGCGTACTTGGCCGACCAGGTCTTCGGGTCGAACGCGTTGACGAGCGAGTGCCGGGCTGTCGGCTGCAAGCGGATCACCCGCTCGACCTCGTCGCGCACGAGGTCCTGGACGCGGCGCACGATCGCCTCGAAGAAATGATCGAAGGCCGACATCTAGCTGCTCTCCGCCGACCCGACCGAGCCTTGGCTGTCCTTGTCGCGTGCCGTGACGTGCATCGTGTAGCCCGACCGCACGTCGAACGAATGGGTGATCTCGTTGACGTGGTAGGGCTGGTCGAACGCCGTCCCGGTGCCGGACAGGGTGACGGTGAACTTTGGCGTCAGGCTCGGGTCGCCCGGCAGGTGGAAGGAAATTTCCTTCTCGAATTTCGACAGCTGGTCGGCCTTGTTGCGCGCGTGCTTCCCCGACTGCGACTTGGTCATGCCGGGGATGTTGTGGTGGTAGGCCAGCGGCTTGTTCGAGTGCCGGCCGCGGTATTTGCTCAGCGAGGTGTGCGACTTGCCGGTCTTGGCGTGGAAGCTCTGAACCTTGCTGTCGATCCCTTTCGAGACCTGCAGGTCGCGCGTCAGGGTCAGCGACTCAACATTGGCCGAGGCCGGGCTGAACGAACCCGAAGTGCCTTGGCTGATCCGCGGCGGCGAGTAGTAGACCTTGAAGTCGCTGCCGGCGTCTGCGGCATCGGGTGGGGCCAGGGTGATGTTTTTGCCCTGCACCGTGATGTCGAGCGCCTCGTGGTCGGCGATCCCGGTCAGCACATCCCATTCCGAGCGGTTCAGAAACAGCCGATGCTGGTCCTGGTTGTACGGGTCCCCCACGGCGTCGCCGCCATCGTCGCCCGCCCCCTGGATCGAGATGTTCAGCTCGGGATGGTTCTGCTGGATTTTGCCGATGATCTGCTGGTTCGAGACGGGGTTGCCCTCGAAACCCTCGTCCATCCGCGAGTCGATCAGCTGCCCGGCATAGTCGCGGCCGGTGATGACGAGCTTTGCCTCGTGGCCGGCGTGGCCGCCTTCGTGCTCGCCCCCGCCCTCGCCGGCGAGCGGCGTCAGGGTTTGCTTCTCGACCGGCCCGGTGATCAGCGAGGTCCACTGGCCGCCGCCGTCATTGCTGGCGTTCTGGGCCAACGAAATGGAGATTTCGATCTCTATCTCGGCCTGTTCCGACCACCATTTCCAGTCGAATGGCGCCTTGGCGTCGAACAGCGGCAACTCGACGGTGAAATGGTCGCTCTTGTGGTTCGAGGTCTTGGTAACGTGGAACGACTCGAAGCGCAGCGGCGTGCCGTTCGCGGTGACCCGCCCCAGCGGTCGGCGGACCTGCGACTGGACGTTAGACGACAGGCTGGCCTCCCGTGTCGAGCTTCGACGGGATCAGCAAAGTCACGGACCCCTGAATCCACGGGTCGGTCAGGCCGTTCAGCACCGCGATCCGATCCCATTGCGTCGCGTCGCCGAGTTCGTCGAGCGCGATGCGGAACAGGTTGCCGCCGATGACGCGGAGCGTCTTCTGCGGCGCCGGCGCGAGCACGCCGCCGTTGACGAGGGCGACCCCGGCCATCACACGGCCCCGGCCTCAAGGTTGATCGCCATGCGGTTGAGGTAGGACTGCATGTCGATGAGGTCGGGCGCCTGATCGGCGGTGGACTGATAGGCAAGGAAGGCGGCGGCGTTGACCGCACCGTCCACGCCGGAGACGACCCCCGCGACGGTATCACCGATCATCTGCGTCTCGGCCTGCGCCAGCGCGCTCTCGACATCGCCGATGCAGCTGTCGAGCGCGGCGATGACAGGCGCCATGCCGGCCTGGCTCTCGCCGACGAACGGGCCGTTGGCCTGAACCGTCTGGCGCAGCGTCGTCAGATCGGTGGCGAGCTGCGTCAGATCGATCGTCATGGCTTGCTGCCGTTCCGCGATGCGCTCAGCGGTCCCGATGCTGCTCGTAGTGATCGACCGCGACACTGACCAGCGCGATCAGCACCAGCTTCTGCATTTTGGCGGCTCCTTTTTTTGGGCCTATCCGTTCCACGTGATCGCCTGATTGGCCGGCTGCGCCGAGCCGAAGGAGGCGGAGAACGGCGACGGCATCGCGCTCGGCACGGTCATGTTGAGCTGTGTCGCCGAGTTCAGCGTGTTGGTCATGTCGCCGGCGACCAGGGTATCGAGGTCGCCCGTGCCGTTCTGATCGGCAGGCGACTGCGGATCGTCGATGACCTTGATGACCATCTCGAACGGCACCCGCGAGACGAATTCGAACTCCGGTTTGAAGTGCGCGATGACGACCGTATAGGAAAGCACATCCCACGACAGCGTGACCGGGGTGCCGGTCTGCCGCATCTGGTCGATTTCCAACGCCGCCGCGACGGCGTCGCCGACATCGTCGGAATAGAGCGTGCCCTTCCAGTGGATGTCGTCGTCGCTCGGCCCCATCACGTCGACGATACGCACGCCGCCCGGCAATTGGTGGACGCCGAGCCGCTGCGCGCCGCCGAAGTTGATGTTCTTGTCGGGGACTGAGCCGCCGCGGGCCGTGAACTGCCCGATCTGGACGGGAAAAAGCTCCATGGCGGAGAATTACCGCCGCGCGCGATCGACGATCGTCGTGCCCAAGCAAAGCATCGGCTGGACCTCGATCGACAGCGTCTTTGCGGCGTACTCGCAGTCCTGCTGCTGCGCGTAGTAGCGGATCAGATCGGCCTCGACGTGACCCGAACTCAGCCACACCGCGACGAGCGCCCACGCCATCGTATTCATGATCGGGGACCCTCTTGGGAAATCAGTTCGGCGACGGCCGCGCCGAACCGCCGGACGTGTCGGGCCGCGCGAAATCCAGCTTGTCAGGCACCATTGCGGCCACTACGCTTACTCCTATCGCGTAAAGTTTGGAGCAACAGCCCGTGACGCCGGAAGAGGGCACTCCCTTTACTAAAGAGCAGTTGACTATAATGGCAGGTGCGCTTGAGAAATTGCCAGATCACGTGATGCTTGTGGTCGAGTTTTTGATGAAGTCACTATTGGACAAAAATATTTTATCGGAGGCAGACATCGCGGGATGGATCGAAAAGCTTGGCACATCGACTTATCCACCCGCAGTCACCGCCGTGGAAAAGCTCAAAGCTTTTTTAGTTCGGACTGGGTTTGACCGAACCGCCTGAGTAGTCAGGCCGGGCACCGCCAGCAGCCTTGCCGCCGCCGGACAAGGCTTGTGCGACACCCTTGGCGGCCAAGGCCGCGATCTGCGAGCCAAGTTGGCCCATGTTGATGTTGACGTTGCCGGTCAGGGTCGCGGTGCCTTGCAGCTGCACGGCCCGGCTCGCGGTCGCCTGGATGGCTGCGGCCGCGGCCTGAAGGGCCGCCACCGCTCCCGCTAGAGCGCCCGCCACGGCACCGGCGCCTGCGGGGTTGTGTCCCTCGCCCCCGGCCATGCCGCCGTGGACCCCGCCGACGGTGCCGAGCGCGTACGAAGCGCCTTCGGCTTCGTGAGCAGCCGTCCGAGCCACGGGCATCGTGTGTAAATCGAGGCCCAGCGCCTTGCGCTCCGCAGGTGTGGGGACAAACCCGGGGATTTCTCCAGCCATCGTGCCAGCGCGCCGGATGAACGGCGGCATGGTCCGGTTGTGAGCATCCAAATTTAGCGGTGCTTTGTATCCAGGAAGCGCTTCGGCCAGTTCCGGAGTTAGCTCAGGATCAAGGCCAACAAGCGCCCGAACGTAGTCTGAAATCGTCTGCCACATCTCGGCCTGGCCGATCTTCTGCGAAGACCAGCCCTTTTTCCGCAATTGTGGCTCTATCTTGTTAAACTTCTCCCAGTCGATGCTATTCAAGTAGTCGTATGCAAGGAATCCAGCGCCCGCTGTGCCAAGTGCGGCACCGAACGCTCCAAAACGCCGTAGGACGCGACTTGCTTTCGAGACTGCTGCCCCAGCACCGGCGCCGGCTGCGGCCTTGGCGGGGCCGCCGGTTATAGTGCTCCCCGTTAACCGGCCCGCGGCCGCCGAGAGCTGGCCCGCCGCCAAGGAGAGCCTTCCGGCGGCACCAGTAAGAGCAGGGCCTGCCGTCAGTAGGCGATAAGCTGCCCATCCGCCGGCCAAGCCTATGCCCCCGATCCCGCCGATCTCTGTGGCGCGGGCAATGCTCGGATGTGCAGCGCGCTTCTCTGCAATCCAGCTCAGCGCATCCGTCGCCAGATTGACAACACCCAGATTGTCGGTGACTAAGCCAATCGTTGAGGCGAGCGAGTCGAGTTGTTGCCGGAATGCCTGAAGCGCCTGTTTCGGATCGGAGCGGTCATAGTCGGTGCCGACCTGGTTAACCATTTCTGATGTCCGAACCATGTTCGGATATTGCGCCAGGAGTTCTTCGACGAACTGTACGGCCTTGCGATCGCTGAAAGCCATGTTCAACGCGCGCATCGCCTTCGCGCGCTCGTTGATGTCTCCGGCTTTGGCCTTCCCCCAATCTATGCCGAGGTTAGAAAGGGCCGGCAGGAGATCTTTGACGACCCATTTCAGCGGCTCGTTCATCTTGAGCAGTTCGTCTTTCCAAGCACCAGCCTCAATTTTCACGTGGCCGTGCTCTGAGCGCCATTTGTGCGGGTCAAGCAGGCCAAGCTTCGTTGCAAACTCCATGGATGCGACTGTCCCGCGGCCGAATGTCGAGCGCTGGAAAGTCTGTGCCATAGTGCCGACTTTTGAGCCGCTGCCCATCGCCATAAACAGTTCGGGCAGATAGTGGGTGATAAAATCCGGGTCCATCATGTAAGCGGCGGACCCGGCTGTTGACGCGAACTGTGTGAACGCATTCGCGCCCATCTTGCCGCCGGACGCGATTACGGCACGCATTGCGCCCGTGATGAAGCTGTTGAGGCGTTCCGGGCTCGTATTAAAACCGAGCTGCTCGCCGGCGCGTATTGCGCTGTAGAACTGGCTGGCTCGCTCTCCGGTCGTGCCGGCGTTCTCTCCCATGCTGTTTGCCAGAACAGCGTTCCACTTGGCCGCTTCCGGAAGCCAGTGCATCAGCTCCGGCATCGGATCGCCGCCGTGAGACATGCTCATCATGATCGGATAGAGCTCGCGCTCCAGCGCCATGACCGAGGCTGCCGACATGTTCGGGACCTGCCGGGCCACCCGATAGGCGGCTTGGTTCATCAGGCCCAAGTTGGCTGCGGCGCCCGGACTCGTGCCGAGCATCTGCCGCGCAAGAAATCGTTGATGGCCGTATTCAACACTCGGTTCGAGGACGGTGCCGGCCATGCTGGCCATCATCTCGATGTCATTCACGGCGTAGAAGCCGCGGCGGGCAAGTTCCCACATGCTGGCATGTCCACCGCGCGGAGCATGCCCCCCTGAACCGATAGCGGGCGGCCTGCCGCTCGGCGGAACGCTGCCCCCAGTGCCACGCGGCGGCGCGCGGAGCGTCGAAAGCAATTTCGACAAAGCCGACGCTTCACTCCTGGCCGCCTTCAAATCGCCAGCCAATGTCTGGACACCGCTGGCTGCGCCGGAATTCAGCCGGACTGTCCGAAGCGTCTCCCCAAGCTCCCTTGACGATTTTGCTGCTATCGCGGCAGTGCGCGACAACAGTTCCATATCCTTGGCCGCTCGGCCGACGCCGAGGGTACTAAAGGACTTACCGAACTCCTTCTCAAGCCGGCCGATCTTCTCAAACATTGCTCCGATTTCGCGGAGCCGCCGCGTGGCGCGGTCATTCAAAACAAGATCGGCTTCAACCAAAAAGCGAGCACCCATTTACTTGGCCCCCGTAAAGACGTGCTCGAATTTTCTTGCCATTTCTTGCTCGACCGGCTTTTGACTGAGCTTCATCGCCGGCTCCATTACCGGCCGCGGCGGTATTCCGCGCGACGTGCCTAGTTCCTGAAACAGGTCAATCAGATCATTGCTGCCAACTGAAAATTCGCGCTCGCCAGCGACCACAGACTCGACGCTGTCGCGGATCGCGCCGCTGCGCAGCAAAGGACTGGGCGAAGGCCAGCCGTGCCGCGCCTTGTCTTCCAAGGTCGAAGCCGCCAGCCCAGGCCAACCCGCGCCAGCGCCATTGCCGTACAAGCTTTGCGCCCGCTTTTTGACGATCTCGGCGCCCTCTTTGAGCATCCGCCGCTTGGCCTCCGGCATATGGCCGGCGCAGCGCTGGAGAAACTCGCCGAACTCGGCGAGGCTCTTGAAGGTGCGGGTCATCGGTGTCTACTTTTTGGTTTGCGGCGTAGATGGGGAGGGAGTGGTGCGCTACCTCGTTCTCATCGTGATCATTCTGATCTTCATTTTCCCGACCTCGCGCGAAGCCACGCTCGCGGTAATCGCGGGGCTGATGCACCAAGCAAGGGATCTTGGACAGTCGGGGTTGCCCGAGTGTGACAGTCCTCGGGCGCGCGAAGAAGTTGACGACACGATCTCCCGCGCTCCCCTAGGGAAGATCTACGGGATATCGGTTATTGAATACGACGCAGTTGAGACAGTTTCCCAATCAGCCTCTTTGGTGGAATGCAAGGCGACAGTTGTGCTCAACAACGACACGTCGCATCCCGCGACTTACAGCTTCACGCTCAAGGGCGATCAGCAGTTTGTGCGCTTCCGGATCATAGGATTGGGCGACTAACCATGCAAACCATGAAGCAGCGGCGCGGCCACTTCAGGCGCCCAGTTATCCTGGCGCTTCTATCCATATTGCTCACGCTCAGCCCCATGGCAGACAGCGCCGCTCGCGGTCATCGCGGCGGCATCTACGGCTTCCGCTCCAGCCCGTGCAAAAGCTCATCGTGCTGGTCGAAGCACCCGAGCGGGTCGTGGACGCACCCGCTGACGCGGCGGAGGCGGTAGGATCAGGCCATCGCCAGTTGGCGGTCGGTCTCCGGCTCCGCCTCCCGGTCCTCGAATTCGATTACCAGCCGCTTGCCGACTGCGAGGGCCGCACGGTCGAGCGTATCGATTGTTATGCCGGCACCGTTGGGGTCGAGAAGCCTGTCTACGGCGGTGCGGCTGGTGTGCATGCGGCGGGCCATCTCGGCCTTCGTGATGCCCGATAGCCGGATCCAGTCTGCCACCATGTAGGCGATCACCTTGCGCCACGCCTGATCGACCACGACTGCATCAATCCCCTCTTCGACGAGGAAATCGTCGAAATCGCTGCCGATATGAGGATTTGTCTTTCCAGTGTTTGCGGTCATTTTGCTTTTTCCATTCGGCGTTTGCGCGCACGCGCCAGGTTGATGTCCGATTGAGGGGTTTTCTGCTGCTTCTTGATGAAGCCATGCAACAGCAGCATGCGACCCTCGTAGACGCTGAAGATCACCCGCGCGATGCGCGTCGGCAACTCGGTCCGCACCTCCCATAGCCCATTGCCCAGAGGCCGGCACAGCGGCAACCCGACTGGCCACCCGTACTCTGCCGCCTTGATGTCTCTCCCGATCGCAATCCGCTCATTCTCAGGCAAACCCTTGAGCCAATCCCTTACCGGCTCCGCTCCCGCCGCGGTCCTGTAGAACGAGACCGGGAGCTTTTTCCCTGACCCAGGCTGTACCAAATTTGGTGCGCCAGTGCCAGGGATTAAATCGCTCCGCCCAGATAAAGGTTCCGTTACCGGCGAGCTCTTCGTCCTCACTCGCTCGCTTTCCCTCGCGGCTTCGGCCGGTGCACCGGTATCTCGTCCCGCGACAGCCCGCGCTCGATAAGTTGGCGGATCGCTTCCGCCTCTGTGGGTATGCGGTGCGCGAACCGGAAATCCTCTATCGCCTTCGCCTGCTCCGTCGTCAGTGCGACGAGCTTCTTGACGGGGTAAATCACTGCTGAGTAGCGCGCCATCGCCTGGCAAAAATAGTCGATATTGACGCTATTGACAAGAGCGCCTATAGGCTATATGTTCAATGCGTTCAATAGCGGCCCGACCGAGAGCTGGAACCTCCCGACCGGGCCTAACCCCAGCCAAGGAGATGGCCCATGGCTACGGCTACTGCCACACTTACCACATCCTCTCTGCACAATCTGCCCGTTGGCGACATCGTCGATGAACTCGGCGCACTGAAAGCCAGTATCGCGGACCTCGAAGCCCGCGAGAAGCGGCTGCGCGACGAGCTGGTCGCCCGCGGCGTCGGTGAGGCCGAGGGTGCGCTGTTCCGCGCCACCGTCTCCGAGGCGATCCGTTGGACGCTCGACAGTTCCTTGGTCAAGGAGCGGATGGGCCACGATTGGTGGAACCAACACTGCCGCACTGCCAGCGTGACGACGGTCAAGGTCTGCGCCCGCACCGGCTCCTTCAAGGCGGCGGCGTGAGATGGCCGCGACCAATCCCGCTGCCGGCGTTCGCCGGCGCAAGCCGCGCGCACGCCTCTACCGGCGGATCGATCTGCGCCGCCGGCGGCGGCGCGTTCATCCCCCGACGATCACCGCGGAAGCCGCACTGCATCTGCTGATGGAAGAGGCGGATATCTTCGCAGTCGGCCGCAGCCGCTATCTCGTTGCGTGGATCGATGCCGACGTACTGGAAACCCTGATCGTCGCCGCGGGCGCCACCGAAGACCGCGAAGAGAACGGCGACGACGAGCCGGATAGCGATCGCGAGCCGGATGTGGACGACGAGCCATCGGTCGGAGCCGATGATCTCGAAAGCGATGGTCTCGACGACGAGGGCGGCGAACGGACCGACGAAGACGTGCTGCCTTCTCCAAGACCGCGGCCGCCCATCCTCGACGGCGGTCTCGTCGAAGTCAGCTACGACCCCGTGAACGGCCAGAAGGTTTTCACTGTCGTCCGCGCGTTGCGGGTCGATCTCGCCAGCCCCGAGCCGCCGCTCGTCGCACCGACAGGAGCACGCTAATGGCAAAGAGCACAAAAGCGAAGGATGAGGCACCAAGCGCGATCGTCGTGATCGAACCGCCGAAGTTCCAGCGGGCCGTGATCCGGATCGTGGGCACGTCGCCCTACGTGCAGAATAAATTCAGCCAGAAGGCGCGCGAGCAGATGGAGGCGAAACAGCGCGCCGGATCGCAGGCGACAAAGGGCCGCAAACGCGAGCCCAAGGACTTCGACGCGGTCTACGAAGGGGCGCTGCACGTCAGCCGCGAGGGTTGGTACGGCATTCCGGCGCCCGCCTTCCGCAACGCGATGATCTCCGCGTGCCGGGTCGTTGGATTTCGCATGACGCTCGCAAAGCTGAGCGTCTTCATTGAGGCCGATGGGTTCGACCGTGACGACGGTACTCCCCTGGTCAAGATCGAGGGTGCTCCAAGGCCCTTTCATATGACTGCCCGTAACGAGACGGGTGTAGCGGACGTTCGGGTGCGGCCGATCTGGGATGACTGGTCCGCCAATGTGCGGGTACGCTGGGACGCGGATCAGTTCTCCGCGACAGACATCATGAACCTGCTGGCGCGCGCCGGCATGCAGGTCGGCGTTGGCGAAGGTCGGCCGGACAGCAGAAACAGCAACGGCCTCGGTTGGGGCCTTTGGGAGGTGGCAGGATGAGAACCAAATCGACAGTCGCCGGGGAACTTCTGGCGCTCGCGTCGCAGATCAACACCGGCGACAAATTGCAGGCGCAACAGGTAGTCGATTGGGCGCGCTCGCACCCGAAATCGGCGCTCTACGCTGCCCTGTGTCCGCTTGGCACCGACGGGAAGTGGGATCTTGTCAAGGCCGCCGAAGAATATTTGTTGCATCAGGCCCGGCGGCTCATTGCGGTCCACATTGTGGACGAAGCGGGAGCGCGCAAGGTCGTATCACTCAGCGTTGACCGCGTCTCTGGCGGCGGCTATCGGCGCGTCAAAGACGTGCTGATGGATGTGGAACTGACCGCCGTCATGCTCAAGGACGCGCTGGCAGAACTTCAGAGGGTGCGGCTGAAGTACGAGACGGTTCAGGCTCTCGCCGGTGTGTGGCGCGAACTGGACCGGGTCAAAGAGCAGTACCGCAACGAGGACGCTGCTTAGGTTCAGGACAGTATCATGAGTTCGGGCACGGATGGGCTAGGCGCAGCTGGGCAAGGCCAGGCCCGGCACCGCAGGCGTGGCAAGGCACAGCGAGGGATGGCGGGGCATGGCGAGGCTGGGTTGGGCAACGCAACACACGGCAGGCATGGCGACGTGTGGCTAGGCCAGGCGAGGCATCGCGGGTCACGGCTCGGCACCGCAGGCGAGGCAACGGAACTGGCTTGGCGAGGCAGGGCAAACCATGGCAGGGCCAAGGGGGCGGCTTTCGGGCCGCCTCTCCGCGTTCTGTAGCATTCTATGGAACCGTAGTTGACAGCCTCCGTTGGCGTATCATATTGATACAGCCAGCTAGGGCTGTTGGCGCGGATGAATGGCCGATCCCATACCGTTCAAACGGCCCGTCAACTGGGCCAGGCTTCGCGCCGACCAAGCCGAAGCGATCGTCCGCGAGCGCGCCAAGACCGAGGTCAACGTCATCTTCGGCGATCATGCGTTCGACCGTATCGACGACCGCTCGATCCTCGCCGAAGACGCCTACTGGATTTTGCAGACTGGGTTTGTCGAGGGGCAGCCGGAGTATGTGGGCGAAGGCGAGTGGAAGGTCATCATGGTTCGCCGCATGCCCGGATGCCGCGAGGCGGGTGTCGTCACAATCATTGTCTCAAGCAACGATGAGGTCTTCGTAAAAACCGTGGAATGGATGGATTGGCTCAGATGACCGACCAGATGACCGAACTGCACCATTACACGAACTGCGGCCTGGACTATGTCTACCTGCGCAACGGCTTTGTGGTGCGAGAGACGCGCCATGGCCGCGGGATCGCGATCCACGACGCCGCAGCGCTGCACGAGGCCATCGCGCGCGTCGTGATTACGCGACCGCAGCGTTTGCGCGGCCAGGAAGTGCGCTTTCTGCGCTCGCTGCTCAAGCTTTCGCAGGATGGACTGGCTCGCATTCTGCGCACGAGGCGTGTTTCGGTGGCGCGTTGGGAAGCGCGGCCGAACCATCCCATACCGGGCGCCGCCGACTCGGCCCTGCGCTTGTTCTACGCGTTGAAGCTCGAGAAGCACGGTCTTGCCCAGCAGATTTGCGAAATCCTGGCCGAGCTGGACGATTTGGAGCATTCGTTGCATGTGATGAGCGACATCAGGCTGCGCGAAACCGAGCGCGGCTGGCAGCGAGAGGCAGCCTGACGGCACGGGAATCTGGTCTTCAGCTATCGAATAACCCTTTCTCGCCGGCCAGCTTCTTGAAGGCGTGAATGAAGGCGAGGCGCCGCGCCCGCGACATCGTCATCGCAACGTCGTACGCGATCCCGTTCTTTATCAGGCAGGCAACCTCATAGAGGGCTGCCTGCCGGGTCAGTTTTTTGCGATCGCCTCGTCGCTGTCGGCATTGTCGATCTGGCTCTCAAGGTGCTCCCGCACGGCGCGGACTCCAGAGCGATCCACCATCTGGAACATGCTGCGGAGTTGGACCCCGTTTCTCGGAAAGGGCACTTTGGCGCCGTCGATCTCGGCCACTCGCGCGGCCAGGACGAGCTGGACCATCCAGGATCCATTCTCAGTACGGGCACCCGCAAGTTCCAGCAGGTCCAATTCGTCGAGATAAGACAGCTCCCGCAGCCTCAGCCGTCGCCCCTTCTCGTCAATCAGCAGCCCGTCCGGCGTGATCTTAGGCCGCGGCGTCGGCGCTTCGGGCGCTACCGGCGCAACCGCAATCGGCTCCGGTTCCGGCGTTCCGCCGATCGGCTGCTGCACGACGGCGGGCGCCTCTGCGGCGGGGCCGGCATAGGCGATGGTCGGCCCGATGGCGTCGGACATGGTGGGTTCTCTTCTGTTGTGGAGGGGCGTTGTGCGCGGTCCTGCGCTCGGCGCAGACTGCTCGAAAGCTGGGGGAGGCGGCGATGGCAGAGACACCGCAGCGCGGGTTATTCGCGCTCGGCTTCACCGTGATCGGCATGCAAGATTTCGCGGCCAAGCTGCTGCGGGCTGCGCTGAACGACGAGCCGCTTGACGAGGCCGCGCTGGCCGCGATCCAGGCGAGCTGCATCCGCGATTTGAAAGACGCGTATCCGGTTGGTCTGACGATCGAGGACGAGGCCGCAATCATCGGGCAGGCGATCCAGAACCTCGAAGAGCACATGCGCCTCGCAATCCAGCGAGCGCGGCAACGGGACTGAGCGCAGGCTTCCGTCCAAGCCGATCACGCTCACCTGTCGGGCATCGACAATAAGCATCGCCTGATCCACCGAACGATGATCGCCTACGACAGCTGCGTCCGGGTCGATGCTCGGCCCTGGACCCGCATCTTGATCATGTCGTCGGCCTTCACGTCGCCGATGTCTTCGCAGGTCAACATGAGGCCGCTGAACAGGAAAACGTGCACCGCGCCAGTGTCGGCGTCGATGATCGTCTCGGTGATCGTGCCGGCGTTGATCGCGCCGCCCTGGTAGTAGGTCGATTCCAGGTTGGCGAAGAACGTATCGACGCCGGCGTTCTGGCGGTCGAGTTCGAAGTCGAGTTCCCAGCCGGCGATGATCGGCACGAACTTCGGCGGCCCGTTGATCGGCCGCGACACGCGATGGTCGTAGAGGCCGCGGCGCCGGAACGACTGCGTGATGTCGAGGCTGAGGAGCCCGGCGTCGGTGACGATGTTGAACGATACGTCGCGGCCGGTATTGACCTGGTTGATGCCACCAAGCTGCGCCATGGCGGTGTGCTCCCGTCAAAAGAAAAGCGGCGCCGGTTGAGGCGCCGCCACGTGTGAAGAGGGAAAAGGGGAGCGGGCTAGCTCCGGGCGAAGGCCGGCGGCGTCTGCGAGACGTTGACCTGGACGGTCTGGCCGCCCATCAGGTTGACGACGAACCAGCGGATGACCGCGAGATACTGGACCCGCACCGCGGCGATTTCGTAGCCGAGCGCGGCCATGTTCGGCGGCGTCGTGGTGTCGTCGATCTCCACCGACCAGGGCGGCACGCCGATGCCGTTGGCGCTGTCGGCGTTGCCGATCATGCCCTCCTGCCACATGTCGTTGAAGAAGTCGTCCATGACGGCCTTCGCCGCCTTGCGCTGGTCCGGCGTCTGCAGCAGGCCGATGTTCTTGCCCGCCCACAGCCCGATCGAGCGGGCGATGAAGTCCGTCATCATCGCGTAGTTGTCGCCGTTGATCGCGGCGTTCGACGACGTGTTGATGCCGTTGTTGGCGGCCCAGTACTGGCCGCCCGGCGGGTTGTTGCAGATGAGGTCGAGCCGGTAGGAGTAGAGCGCGTCCTTGTCGGCGTCCGACCAGACGCCGCCGGTCAGCGTCTTCTGCGACCCGATGATGCCGTTGATGATCTTGTTCAGGGTCGAGTTCTGTGGCGCCTGCTGAGCCCGCATCGCGGCCATGAACGTAGCCGGGGCCAGGACCCGCTCCGTCTGGTTCGTCGTGTCGTACCAGTAGAGCCAGTCGCCGAAAGTGACGCGCAGCGCATAGTTGTCGACGCCGGCCGTCGCCAGTTCGGTGGCGGCGTTGGTCAAGGTATCGGCGCTCGGGGTCGAAGTCTCGACGAGGATGCCCTCGGACTGGCCGAACGCGGCGAAATTGGTCCAGTAGGTCGAGACCGAGGCGTCCACCGGGCAGGCGATGCCGACGCCCTGCGCGCGCAGCGCGTAGAGCCCCTTGCGCGGCACCACATCGACGCCGAGGAGCGTCGCGTCGGTGATGCCGGACCAGCCGTCGGTGCCGCCCGTCATCGGGACGGTCGTGGCGGCGTTCGGGGCGGCGGCGGCGCCCGTTCCGGCGGAGGCGACGCACAATTGCGACGGGCCGCGCAGCGCCGAGTTGCCGTTGTTGACGGCATTGGCGATGTTCGCCCACAGAAGGTTGCCGGTGCCGGTGAGGTTGTCGAACTTCTCGGCGACGAAGCCGGGCCGCGCCAGGACCAGCGCGGTCGAGCCGGCGAGGGTGCCCGGCTGCAATGAGGCGAGCAGGCCGTTGCCGACGGTGCCGGTGTAGAGCGCCGTCAGGGTGAGCTTCACGGTCGCCGCGGTCGAGGTGCCGGCGGTGAAGGTCGTCGTCGGGCTGGAGCCGCCGACCGAGGGCGTGATCGAGGTCCATCCCGTGCCCGGAGCGGTGCCGCCGGGGCAGTAGACCGAGATGACCGCGCCGGCGACCGAGAAGGCGAAACCCGCGGCTTGCAGCTGCGTATTGGCGCTGAGCAGCGCCGCCAGCGAGGCGGCCACCGCCGAGGCCGTAGGCGGACCCGCGGGGACGGTGTAGCTGACGACGATCGGCGAACCGGCGGTCGGAGTGAAGGTCAGGGTCGGGATGTCGCCGGCCTTGACGGTGCCGGCGATCGTCTCGGTCGCGAAGGTCTCGCTCGTCGAGTACGTGCCGGTCGCCGCCGTGTCGGTGCCGTCGCTGACGCGCACGTTCTTGAAGCTCGACACGTAGTTCTCGACCGCGACCGCGACCGCGCTGGAGAGGTCGAACTTGCGGTTGGTGACCGGTCCGAACGTGGCGACCTGCTCGTCGTTGCCGCCCACCACCATCGGGATGTTGACCGGACCCCATGAGGCGGCGCCGATGTAGCCGAGGATGTTGACCGGAACCCCGGTGACCGGCGGCGTCGGGGTTTGAATCTGAACCACCGCCTTCGGTGCGCCGAGCGCGAGGACGTTGGTGGTGCCGGCTTGCACGATCTGCGTCATCGGGCGAGTTCCTTCAAAGGGACGGCGGCGCTATCCAGCGGCGCGCGGCGCTTGCCCAAGGCGCTTTCCGGGCAACAAAAAGCCCCCTCGCGGGGGCGCGGTTCACGTGGTGGAGGGTGCGGTTCTACGCCGGTTCGGCGGCTCCCTCAGGAGCGCTATCGCGGCGGCGAGATGGTGCCGCCGGCGTCGCATGGGGCGCAGCAGCGATGGCGCGCGCGAGCCGCACAGGGTGGCCCTCCGGCAGCGCCGCGAGCGCGGGATGGCCGTCTGACAGATGCGGCAGTACCGCATCGTGGTCGTCGGGCAACTGCATGTTGTGGCCGTGCGCCGCGTGCTCGCTGTCGCGGATGTCGGCGAGCCGCTCCGGGTGCGCGACGATGTCGCCCTTCTTGTACTCGACAAGCTCCCCGGTGATGGGGCACTTGCGCGAGAACGGCACGCGCACGATGAACGAATTCGTCATGGAGAGCTTCTCCTCAGTTACGCCGCCACCCGGCAAGGGATGTGCGAGTAGGCCGACAGGACGCGGGGCGGTGTGTCGGTGGTCGTGACCGTCACCCGGAACAGGTAGATCACCCCGTCAAGGCAGTTGCCGACATCCTGGCTGACCGTCGTGATGCCGTTGGCTGTGGCGTGGTTCGCGCTGCCGATCAGACGCGAGGCCGGCGCGTTGTCGGTCGCGGTGCCGAACGGCGTGGCCAGAAGCTCGACATCGACCGAGGCGATCGTCGAGACGCCGAGCATTGCGGTTACGTCGAAGGTGAAGGTATCGACGTCGCCCGGCTCGATCGGAGAGAAGTCGTTGCCGACAAACATGCGCGGCCCCTCCTCTACTGCGCGAGCAGTCCGCCGATAGCGCCGCCGACGGCGAGGCCGCCGGTCACGATGTTGCCGCTGAACAGCCCGGAACCGCTGATCACGGTCGTCCCTTGCGGCTGCGCCACCTGGCAGAACGACAGGCCGCCGTCGTGGCACTTCGCCATGACCTCTCCGGTAACCGGGTCTTTGACGGTGTAGGTGCAGCCGGCGAGGGCGAGGAAGCCCGCGAGAGCAAGAGCGTGTTGCAAGTTGCCTCCCGCTACCGCGGCGCACCCAGCAGCCAGAACAGGATCAGCCCTTCGACGACGGCGCTGAAGACGCCCGCGGCAAAGCCGGCCATCACGCCGTCGATGAACTTGCGCATCGGACCGCCCGTGTTGGGCCGGGCGCGACGACGCGCCGGCCGCTTGCTGGCACGGCCACCGTTCGGCCTGCTCCGATCGCCTTCAGGGTCCGGTTGGCATTCGCCTGAACCGCCGAGGCGAGGACGCCGAGAATGCCGGCGATGCCCATCGCCGCGACGCCGGTCAGCGGCACAGCATTGGTCGGCACCTGCACGGTGATCGTGCCAGCCGCGCCGAAAGCCGCTTCGCGTACCAGCGAGGCGACGACGCTGTCGATGATCGACGAAACCGACGCCGTAGCACTCGCCGAGCCGAGTGACCCATTCCACGAGGCCGAGGCTGCCCCCGCGGTGCCCATAGCCGCGGTTCCAGCGATAGGAATCTGTTCTGCCCTTGCCACTCCCCCGGCAGCGCCAGACGCGCTTACAGAGCCTCCTACGGCCTCTGGCGAGCCTTCTACCGATCCGGCTCCCGTCGCAGCGGTCGCTGCCGGCAGGGTGAAGGCGTTCGCGAAGCCGAGGGTTCCCGCTGCCGTCGAGACGCTCGCGCCGGTCAGATCTACTGACGCCGAGCCGCCGGCATCCACATTCAGAACGCCAACGGCGGCCGAAGCCGTGGCCGCCGGGAGCGTGACAGACTCGGCAGGACCGAATATTCCGCTCGCGCCCAATCCGGTTGCGCCCGATAAGCTATTGCTTGCCGCATCGGAGAGCGAACCCACCGCACCCGCCCCGGATTGTCCGGCCAGAGCATTGGCGGCAGATTCGCTCAGCGTACCTGCCGCGCCCGACCCGGCAACGGCTGAGAGGCTGTGCTGGTCGGCGTCGGCGATGGCCCCAAATGCCCCGGAACCCGCGGCGCTATTGAGTGCTACGGACCCGGCCGTTACGACCGACCCGGCGGCACTGGACCCGCTCGCGCCCGCGAAGCTGGCGATCTCGGAGAGGCTAAGAGGTTGCGCCGCGGCCGACGCCGACACGGTACCAAGATTGATCAAGACCGACGGGACGAGGCCGCCTACCGCACCTGCCGCCGCTACCCCGGTCAGCGGAAAGCTGATAAGCGAGGGTGCCGCAGCACCTAAGATCGACGAAACAACGTCGTCCGGGAATATCAGAAACCGGGTCGGGTCCCGCGAGAGTTCTTGCGCGGCCGAGGCCGGGATAGCAACATTGTAGAGAGCGGCAAGCGCCATGGCGTAATCGCCGTCGCCAGCCGACGAGCCGCCGATGTACATCGTGCCGGCGGTATAGGCGATCGTTCCCGCGACCGCTGTGCCGCTCGATACGGGCGCGCCCTTGTTGTACCAGTTGACCGCGCCGCCCATCGTCAGGGTGACGACCATCGAGACCACATCGCCGTTCGACGGATTCGGTCCGGAAGTAAAGGCTTCGAATGCCGAACCGTTGTTGTATCCCAGCTGAATATCCGGGGTGCCATCGTAGATGGTCAACGCGGTAAAGGGAGACGCGTTGGTCGGGTTCGGGTCGAGGCCGAAGATGCGAAAATTGCTGAAGCTCCGGGCCAGGATGCGGCCAGAGTACAGCAGTGTTCCCTGCGTCGTGACCTGCCACGTCGGCAGGGCGGCCAGAGACCAGTAACCCGTTCCGGCGCTGTTGGCTTCGACGCCCTCCGGCCCGAGGCTCCGGGATACGGTTCCTGTTGGCGTCAGGTAGACGCCGGACACAAGATCGATAATCTTGTTCCCGACCGGGAAGAAGCACGCAACCAGCCCCTTCGTAAGCGGGTTGCTCCAGTCGATCTTCGGGACCCCAGGCCGCATCCCTCCGGCGCGGCGCGATTTGAGGGCCAGCGGCGCGAACATCGCTGGCCTAGTTGTTCAGGTTGACGTTCTCGGTGATGAACTTCATCACGTTGTTACCCGCAGTACCGGAGAACGTGAGCCCGGTGAAGTTGCCCAAGATCCACAGGAAGTTCCGCGGCGGCAGCAGGATCGCCGAGACGGATCCCATCATCTTCGTCAAGGCGGTGCCGCTCTCGATCGGGATGATCGCGGCCGGAGCCCAGGGCGGCGTGTAAGCAGCCTGGACGCCGGCGGTCAGCTGGCCGTCGCCGTAGGTCGTGCCGTCTTCCTGGAGCGGGGCAATCCATAGCGCGATATAGGCACCGGCCGATGGCGTGGACGATGCGATCGTGATTTCGACCGACGCGTCGGCGAACATATCAAGGTTCGCGCCGTTCGCGATGGCCGCTCCAGAAGACAGCACCACGTCGCCCGAAGGCAGGCTGGTCAGATCGGCGGCGCCGAAACCGCTGGTCCAGGTCAGGCCAGCGCCGTTCCCTGCTGTCCATGCGGTTCGATTCGCCATGACTTAGGCCCCGTAAGTTCCCAGAGGGATGAGTCCAGCCGCTTCCAGGTCCATGATCGTGATCGGGTCCGCGTAGCCGTTAGCGACGCGCCACAGCACTGTCGTGTCCGCCATCGCGAGCAATGCCGTGACGTCGGCCGCAACAATCCCGCTGGCGCTATCCGCGGCGAGCGCGTTCAGAAAGTTCTCGACCGCGGTACCAGTGGCCGGGTTCGACATCTGAAACGAGGTTATGCTCGGGGTCGAGAGCAGCGTCAGAAGCTCTTTTGCCGCGACCAGCGACTGCGGCTGCTGCCCGGTCCCGGCGACATAGGTCTGCAACCCCGTCAGTTTGCCCTGGAGGGCGAGATAGGCGATGACCGATCCGATCGGCACATCGACCTTCGATCCGGCCACGACCCATCCGTTAATGGCATCGGCCTTCTGCTGGTTCGTCATCGAACCAATGAGCGCTGTACCGGTGACCCCGGAAGGTGGCTGCGTCGATGAGTTCCACGCAGTCTTGAGGGCCGTGTAATCGCGCGGCATTAGTTGATCCGCAAGATCGCGCTTGACGAATTGTTGGTCGGCAGCACCAGGGTCAGGGTGCCGGCGGTGACCTTCTGCTCGCCGCCGAAGTCGCCGACATACACCGCGCGGCCCGCAGCGCCCGCTCGCGTCGAATTGTTGTAGAACATGCAGCCCTGGACATCGAGGGTCGCCGAGGCCCAGGACGGGTTCGTGCTCCACGACCAGAACGCCGTGGTTCCCGAAGTCGCCGGGGTGGTGTTGGCGGTCAGCGTCTGGCCGCCGGCCGTGTATCCGGCACCGGTTGCCTCGTCAGAATTGCCGGTGATGTTCGAATAGTTCGTGGAGGCGGCGCCGTACGTGCCGGCACAGCCGTTCTTGATCAGCGCGACATTGAACGTGTCGCCGGCGCAGGTCAGCGTCGTGCCGCTGTTGGTCGCGGTCGCGGCCTGCGACAGGGTGAGGGTCGTCGAGGTCGGGAGGTCGGCGATGAACGTGTTCGCCGGGATGCCCGTGCCGGAAATCGCCATGCCGCGGCAGAGATTGGCCGGCGACGACAGCGACGTTACCCCGGTGCTCGTGTTCGTCGTGTTGCCCGTCGGGGTTTGCGACCCGGTAAAGCAGTGCATGCCTTGGGCAAGTTCCTGCTTGAAGCTGGTCGGGAAAGCGGTGGTCGTTCCGGCCATTTACGCCTCCGCCGCAGAGGGATGGGCGCCCGGATGGCGCGCCGCCTTGAAGGCGAGGACGCTTGGGTGCCGTGGATCGTGGTCCGGGTTCGGAACGGCCCTACCGTCGGCAGCGATGTTGTGCCCGTTGGCGTGCCAGTCGCGCTCGATATCGACGACGGAGGAAAAGTCCATCAGCAATCGATCGCGCAGCATCGCCCGCACCTCTTCCTTGTCGAAGTGCGCGAACAGATCAGGATGAAGCTTGGCCTCATCCACGACAGCCTCAACGCACGCATCGACGTCGATGTGGTCGTGCACCGCCGCGTGCGGCGCACCGTCGAGCCGGGCATGACCGTGCTCTGCCACTGCGGCGCGCTCTTTGTCCTGCACGGTTTGGTGATGGCTCTTCAGCACCTTGTAGAGATTGCGCTCCAGGTCGTCCCGGGCCTCGCGGATCTCGATCGCCTTGGCCAACGCGCTCTTCTCGTCGACCTCGATCAGGTGGTTGGCGATCATCCAAGCCGTCATCCGCGCCCATTTTTCGGGCGGGTGCGGGCCGTAATCCGTGGTCAGGACGCCGACTTGCATGGTCTGGCCTCAATTGGTGAAGGTGATCGAGGGTGCCGTACCGAGGGTGCTGTTGCCCATCTCGGTCTGGCTTTCCATGACGATGATCTCCGCCGCCGCTATCGTTTGCGTCGTGGCGTAGTCGCACTCGACCCCGATGATGCGGCGATAAAGGTTCGCCTTTTCCGGATCGTCGAGCCAGTGGTCGGCGCCCATCGTGATGCGCATGCCGGAGCCGTCGGCGAGGGTCACCCACTCGATGCAGCCGGCGGTGAATTGCGCACTCAGTGCCTGCCGGAGCGGGATGCCGATCTGGTCGCGCAAGGCGGGGGTCGGGGTCCACACGTGCAGGTCGACCATCTGCGCCTGGCGCGAGATTTCGCGGATCGCGGTGCCGGTCACGCCGATGCGGCCGATGATCGAAAACGCGGCCGGGATCGTGATGACCTCTCCCACTGCGGACGCGGGAGTGGCGGCGTTGATGAGAGCCGCGAGGGAAGCGGCGATGGTGTTCAGCGTATCGGATGGGGTCGTCTGGTAGACGAAGCCCTGATAGGCGGTGCCGAACCCGACGATGGCGGCGACGTTCTGAACAGCGCCGTTCGCTCCCGGCGCCGCGCCGCCGATGGTCAGCGTATCGCCCGCGACGGTGATCGTCAGCGTCGCGGTTGGGCGCGACAGTTCCTGCCACTTGGCTGGGTTGCGGGTGAGGTTCCGGAACCCGTTCGGGACTGGGTAGATCGAGATCAGCGCCTGTGGGTTGGCGGCGCTGTAGCTGGCGGCGATGCCGTTGAGGGTCGCTTCCGTGGGCCAGCCGTTGCCGATCGCAATCAGGGTGTTCGGCACGACCGTCGAAAGACCGCCGCCGCTGGGGATGCCCAATGCCGTCAGCGCGATCGATTTGAGCGCGTTGCAGACATCGACGAGGTCTGCCATGCGCGCTCCGTCACGTTACGCGGTCAGCAGCTCGGCCCGAATGTCGTAGCCGAGGGCGGTCCAGTAAGGCGCCTCGATCTGGTAGCGCAGCCCCTGATCGTCGGTCACGACATCAGTTTGTCGAAGCGACCCGAGGGGAAGCGCAGGGGTGACCGGAAGAAAGATTTTCCACAGGGTGCGGCCCTCGGCATCCGAGGGGACGCGCGCATCGGGTCGGGTACCGTGCCGGTCGAACTGGATGCTCGCCGGGATGTTGCTGGCGATGACCGTCTCGTTGGCCTCTTCGAGGCCGAGATAGCCGGCGTCGCCCGAGGTCGTGGCAAGCGCCGGCCGGGTGATCGTGACGGTGCGGTCGTAGAGCGCCTGCGGGTCGGCCACTTATTCGACCTCGTCGATCTCGGCCTGGGTTTCCGGTCCTACGGGTGCCACCGGGAGAAAATCGTCCGTCATGCCGATGTTGAAGTTCGGCGGCACGCGATCGCTGTCCTGCGTCTGCTGCGCCTTGTCGGAAATGCTGATGCCGCCGGCGTACGGCATGCCGCCCCCGCGGGCTGCCGCGAGGTTCTTGTATTCGGCGGCCATGGCGCGGTAGGCCTTTGCGCGCTGGCTGTAGGCGATTTTCGTTTGCCCCGCCGACTGATCGGCAAGCGAGGAGAATTTTGCGGCCACTTGGGAGCAGGCCATCGCGGCGGCGCCGTACACCGTCGGCACCTGCGTCAGATCGAATGCGATCTCTTCATCCTGCAGCAGCGGATTTGTCGAGTTGGTGTCGCCGATCAGCAGGCGCACTTGGTCTTTCTGCGACGAACCGACCCCAACCGCATTGTAGGACCAAGTCATCTACTGAAAATTCCCGATGACGCAAAGCTGGCCGGCCGCGCCATTGCCGCCGGCACCACCGGTCGCGCTGTAGCCGCCGGCTCCGCCGCCGCCGCCGTAATTCCCGCCAACACCGCCGTTGCCGCCGGTCGCCGAGTTCTGCACGCCGCCGCCGCCGCCGCCGCCGCCGCCGGGGCTGATCGCCGTTGTGCCGCCGACACCATTGCCGCCAGCGCCACCGGTGCCGCCGGTCACCGCAGCCGTCGAGCCGCCGCCACCGCCGCCGCCCGATCCGTGCGAACCAGAACCGCCCGCGGTTGGGGAAGCGCCGCCGGTTCCGCCAGTGCCGCCCGCAGTGCTGTCCTGCGCCGCGCCGCCAGCCTGACCGTTGATGCCGCTGCCGGCCGTCCCGACGCTACCGCCATCGGATGCGCCGCCGCCAGCGCCGCCTTGATTGGAGCCGGATTGGGCACCGCCGGCCGCGCCCGCGCCATGCGGACCGCCAGCACCGCCAGCACCGGCCGCGGCATAGCCGACCTGATCGTTGGTCCCGCCCGATCCGCCATTGTGGCCGGTCGTTCCGGTGCCGCCGGAACCGCCAGATCCCGCAGCGCCTGCCGCTGTCCCGCCGCCGCCGCCATTGGCGACAACGACGGTGCTGTCCCATGTCGTTGCGCCGCCAGCCGTCCCGTTCCCGGACGGGGCTCCCCCAGCCCCGCCGCTGCCGATGACGATGGCCTTGCTGGTGCCTGAGGCATACGCGAGCGACGCGGCGCGGTACTCGCCGCCGCCGCCCGGCCCGCCGATAGAAACGCCGCCGTTCGAGCCGGCTCCGCCGCCGCCGCCGCCAATCGCCTCGACGGTGATGTTCGAGCCGTCGCTGTTCTTGTTGAACGTCGCCGAGGAGGTAAAGCACACCGTCTGGCGCGTGTAGCCGAGGAAAGGACCGCCGCCGCCGAACAGGGAGATCATGCCGCCGCTCGACAGCGGGGTGCCGCCGCTTGCGAACTCGACCGCGCCCATCGCCGTTGGGCTGCTGCGCGTCGTGCCGAAGAAATCGACGCTCGGTGCCGCGAACCCGCCCGCTGCGCCAATCGCCGGCGATCCTGCCTGAAGATGGAAATTCGCCACGCTGGTGAAGCCGGGGCTGGTCAGCTTCGGGTCGCCGGTAATGTCGTTCGCGCCCGTGACCGCTGCGCCCGCCCCCTGGAAACGGTCGTTGTAATTGCCGCCGAGAGTGCCGGTCCCGAGCGAACCTATCGTGTAATTGTCGGTAGTGTTCTTCGAATAAAGGATATTCGCGAAGTAGCGGGCCGAGTTGTTGTTGCTGTCCACTTCGCCGTTGGCCGAGCACGGCGCGGCGCAGCCGGATTGCAGCGCGCCCGTCCCGTTCGGCGACTGCTGGTTCTCATAGACCGTATTGTAGACGAGATCGCAGGCGGCGGGCGCGCCGGATACCGCCGTCACGTTGATGCAGTGCGCCCCGTCGCCGGAGTTTCCGGTCAGGATGTTGTTCATGATCAGGACCGACCCGGTATAGGTCGAGGTCCCGCCGATGATGATGCCGTTGCCATCCGAACGATGGCCGGTCTGCGTCTCGGTGACCTGCTCGTTGTTGTTGTACGACCAGTTGCCGACGACGCAGATGTGATAGAGGTTGCCCGACGTATCGTCCGGGCAGGTCATGCCGGGACTGCTGTCGAGCGCCAAGGGGAGAGATGAAATCCCGGAGCCGCCTGCCGGCGAATAGTAGGCGTTGTCGTGCGCCGCGTTGTAGGCGTAGATCAGGTAGTCCTGCGGCGCGCCACCACCGTTGGACGCTCCCTCGATGCCCGAGGAGCCGTGAAAGTAGACCTCGACCCCTTCAACCGTGATGTGGTGCCCGTAGGCGCCAACGGCGTTGCCGTTGCAGATGAAGGCCGAGGGGTTGGCGACGCACGCCGCGAGATTGTCGGCATAGCCGCCGCCGAGGATCGTATTCGCCTGATCGTCGCCGCCGTAGATTTTCCAGCAGCTCGACACGCAGGTCGGGCCGTGCAGCGGGTTGCCGAGGATCGAGATATAATTCACGCCCTCGACTTCTATGCCGTAGAAGAGGACGTGGTTGTTGCTGGCGCTCGGGCCGTTGAGGCGGGAAATCGTGACGACGTTGCCGCCGGCACAGCCATCGGCGGCGCGTACGGAAAGCTTGATCGGGTTGCCGGATGTCCCGCTTGGCGAGCCTGAGCTGCCGCCGAAATGCACGACGCGCTGATCCGAAGCCCCGCCGGTCTGGCCGTTTTCGAACGTCCCGTCATACGTCGCGGTGTCATCGACGCACACCGTATCGCCCGCGACCGCGGCCGAGATGCCTTTCCAGATGTGTTGGAACGGGCTTCCGGAGGTGCCGGGGTTGCTGTCGGAGCCGGTCTGCTGGACGTGGTAGACCGTCGCCCAGGCCGGGCTCGACACCAGCGCGAAGAGCGCGGCGGCGAGAACGATGCGCCGCATCAGTTGACCGTCCAGGAGCCGGTCAGGGCGCCGATCTGGTAGTGCGTTGCGTCGCGGCCGGTGAGGCAAACCCGGTCACCCAGGGCACCGGCGCTGACCATCGTACCGGTGCCGGCAGTTCCGTAGCCGGAGTGGTCGGTCTTTTCGTACGCATCGCTGCCGCCGAGCGCGGCCAAAGTGATGGCGGTTGAAACCCCGGTGTCGTTGTAGACGCAATATTCGGCGGCGGCCGCCGGGGTCGGCAGGGTGATCGTGCAGGCCCCGGTGCAGACGAAATACGCGGCGGTGCCCGAGAGGGTGTGAGCGCCGGAGCCGGCCGAGAGAGTCGGAGCGCTGCCGCCTCCGGCCGGCGCGGCCCAGGTTCCGTCGGCGCGCAGGTAATTCGTGGTGCCGCCGCCCGAGGCTGGGACAAGGCCCTGGAGAGAAGATGAGAACTGGTTCAGGGCTGCGGTGAGCACCGCCGCGGTCAACGATCCGCCAAGGCCGACGGCTTGGCCGGCGATCGTCAGCGAGTTCGCAAGACCGCCAAAGCTTCCGGCGTTGTTGTATTGAATCTGGCCGTTGGTGCCGCCCGGCGGGGTCGATCCGCCACCGCCGCCGCTGCTGCCACCGCCAATGTCGGCCCAAGCCGTTCCGGCCAATAGGCCGAGCGTGAACGCTCCTGCTGCAGCGCGTCTCGCGATGGCGGCGATCCGTGTTCCGAGCGGCGTCATCGGGATCACCAGGAGTGCGCGCCGACGAAGCTGCCGGCCGTCCCAAAAACGCGAATCCGCCCGGTATGCGGCATCCCGGCCATATCCATCCATGAGCCGATGCCGTTCAGACCCAAGGGCAAGATCGTGCATTTTCCGGGGGTACAGTTCGTTCCCGTGTCTGTTCCGTCATCCAGCGTCACGTAGTAGGCGACGCTCGACGAGACGACGATGAGGTAACCGAGCCGGTGGCCACCAGCGGCTGGGATTGTCGTCAGCAACGTCAGCCCGGAAAGCGATGGCGGGTTGACGCTGTAGTCCGAGCCGTTGATGCCGGACGCGTATTCCGGTTGCACGGCCGCCGCATTCGCGACAGATGCAACCAGCAATATCGAGGCGAGGACCAGGAGAAGGCGAGACAGCCAGGCGCGCATCATCGCCCTCCACGCAGGAACAGCACGAACAGGATGAGAAGGCCGCCGGCGACCAGAGCGGTCGCGAGGGCCTCCATCAGTGCAATCAGGACCGTCTAGTCCGAAGCTACGACGTACCAGCCGTTGAGGGTCACATCGTTCGCCGCCGCCGTCCCGGTCTGGCCGGTGACCTTGAGCGTAATGGCCGACGTATCGGTTTCGGTGCCGCTCTGGTTGACGACGCCGCCATGCGTGGCTCCGGTGATCAGCTGGCCGCTGATGACCTGCGAGTTGGCGCCGGCTTTGGCGATGACCATTTCGAGGGCCCAGCCGACATTGGCGCCGGTCTGCGCGCCGGTCGAAACGACCTCCGACCCGAAATACAGCTTCGCGGTCTTCGAGTGCGCGTTGTTGGCGAGCATGCCCCACGCGTAGATGTAGAGCATGCGGCCGACGACATCGAGGGAATTGGCCGGCAGCGAGAAGCTGTCGAGCGTGTCTTCGGTCGTGTCGTTGCCATTGCCGAGGCCGGCCGCGGACAGCTTCGAATAGATGTTGCCGGATGCGCCGAACGTCGCGCCGGACTTGCCGAACTGGAACAGGCTTCCGGCAGGAACGAGGATCTTGCCCTTGAAGCGCTGGATGAAGCCATTAGCCATGGGTGATGTTCCTTCTCAGGGACGGCCGGCGTCATCCCGACGCGGGCATTGTAATTTCAGCCGGCCGCCAGCGCCTGCGCCGCTTCGCGCGTCATCGGCTCGGCGGTGATCCGCCAGCCTTCGACCACACCGAATTCGCCCTTGCCGAGCGACACGACGAACTTCCGCGCCGGGCCTCGGTTCTCTGCCGGATCGGGATCCCGCGGGAATGGCGCGATATAGCGGTTGTTGACCAGCGCCCGCAGGTTCGACGCCGGAATAGCGAGCAGCGTCTCGCGCGGCAGGCGGTCGCCCTTGCGGAAGGTTTGGGCGCCGACCGTGAAGGGCCGGAAGACTTGCGCGCCGCCCATCTCTGCGGCATCGACGATGCCGATCAGGCGCGGGGGCGAAAACGGGACGCGGGCGGCTTCCATTTTTTGGACTTCCTCTGATCGAAAGATGGTGGGCGGGGCCGATTGGTCCCGGCCGCACTGGTGGCTCCCCCCGCCGGAGCGGGGGGCCGTCACTCAGGGGTTCGCGGCGGCTACTGGACGATGCCGCTGAAGAAGTAGCCGAGGTCGCTCCCGACCACCTGCATGTCGAAGGACATTTCGCCCTCGATGCGCACGGTGTTGTTGCCGCGCCACGGCATCGGGATTTCCAGGATGCGGACGCCCATGTTGTTGAGGCCGGTGTAGCCTTCCCACGGGAAGATGTAGCCGGCCGAGGCGACCATCAGGCCCGGCGCATCGGCGCGGTGGCAGAGCAATGCGCTCTTGCCCATCGTGAAGCTGTAGGACCCGGCGATGCCTTCCGATGCGGTGTTGTAGACCGCCTTCGAGACCAGCACCTCCTCCACGTCGAACGCCGCGGCGAGCAGCTGCGGGGTGATCGACTTGGCGTCCGCCTGCATCGTGTACTTGATGCGGTCGACGACGAGCGGGTGCTTGCGCAGCGCCGCATACACCGGATAGGACAGCACGAGGATGTTGGCCTCGTGGCCGGTGTTCTGCAGGATCGTGCTCTGGCCGACTTCGACATCGGTGAACGGATCGCCGCCGGCATCGTCGTTCCAGAAGGCCGGGGTCGTGGTGCCCGGCGTGCCGCCGGCGGTGCCGGTGTTGTCCGTGCCCCAGACGCCGGTCGTCATGTACTTCGCCATGAAGAACCGCTCGCGGCGGATCAGCAGGCGCTGCATGACAAACTTCGTGGCGGCGACATCGATGTCGAGCGCCGGATCGGCGTTGCGGCGGGTCTGGTCGCCGATGTCCTTGTGGAACGCCCACACGGAGGCCGAATAGCTATTGGTCGAAAGCGTGAAGCCGCCGCCGGCCGACTCCTCGGCGTCGGCGCGCAACTGCGCTTCGTCACGGAAGTAATCGTCCTTCGAGAAGACGAAATACTTGTCGGACTGATGCACGACCGGCACGGTCGGGAACACCTTGTCGGCGACGTAGTGGGCCTCGTCCTGGAGGTACGCGACCGAGATGTCGGTCAGGGCCGCGTTGACATGGACGTCCGAGTTTGAAGGTTGCGGCATAGTGCCATCTCCATCAATGGGATCGCGCGCCTCTCGGCGGGCTTTTCCGCAGGGTTTACGTGGACAGCAGCCGCACGCGGCCCGCGATCCTTCGGAGACGAAGGGGCGGCGGTCTCACGACCCTGCGGCGGTGGGCCTTGCCCAAGGGCCAGACGGGGCAAGGCCGGCACCCGAGGGCACCGGCCTATGGAGTGAGCGGCCGATCAGGTCACGGTGCCGATCGGGCGCAGGAACACGGTCACGATCTGGCCGGCCTGGGTGGCGGCTTCGAGAGCGCTCGCGACGCGATGGTTGGTCGAGGTGGCGGCGATCAACCTTCCCGACGTATCGGTCATCAGCTGTGCGCCCGCCGAGAACGCGGCGCCGGCGACAGCCTTGCAGATACCGTAGAGCGCAACGTCGGCGACTTGGCCGGAGGTTGGCTTGTTCTGCAGCACGCCATAGATGTCTTCGCCGCCGGCGCTGGCCAAATTGACTTGGCGCGCGCCGGTCAGCTTGACGGCGTAGAACTGGTTGCTGGAAAGATCGGCGGCCGCAGTGGTCTGCGCGCCGTCCGCAAGGAATGGGCCTTCTGTAGCCATGGGGCATACTCCGTCTGTGGGACAGCCGGCGCCTCTCGGCGCGGGCGAAAAGAAGGGCGCCTGACGCTCTCCCTTCGGGTGCGGGCGATGACGGCCTCTTAGGCGCCGCGCTTGCCCTGCGTGGCCGCCTTGTAGGCGTACCAGAGGTCACGGTGCTCCGGCATGGTCGCGATCTTGGCGATCGCCTTCGCCTTGCTGAGCTTCCCATCGGACTTCTGCAGTTCGGCGACGACCGCACCGACCTTGCCGACCGGGTCATCGACCGAGACCGATCCGCGGGCACCGAACTCCTTGAACACCTCGCCGGCCTTCACCTGCGCGGCAAGCGCCTCAAGCTGCTTCTGGATTTCGGCATAGGCTTCCGGCGCGGCCTTGTGCAACGCGATCATGTGCGGCACGAGGTCATTACCGAGGCCCATGTCCGACGCGCGCTTTGCGAATTCGGTCGCCACCGCCTCGTCAGCGAGCTTCTGCACCTGTTCGGCTGCCGCCTTGCCGGCCTCAAGCGCCTTCCGGACGCTCTCCGGCAGCGAGGCGATCCGCTTCTCGGTCTTCTCGGCGATCGGGTGCGCCTTGATGAACTCGTCCCGCTCCGACGCGGACTTGTTGACGAACGCCACCTTCTCGGTGACGGTCATGTCCTGGTCAGGATGGTTCATGTAGTCGCGATGCGCGACCGGCATTTCGAGTGACGCATGGAGCGCCTTCTCGATGCTCTCTTTCTCCCTGGCGGCCATCTCGCGGGCGGCCTTTTCGTCGTCCATATCCTTGCGGGCCTTGGCGAGTGCCGCCTCGGTCTCCGCAAGCTTCTTCTCCAGATCGGTCATGCGATCCTCCTGCTTGTGCACGGCGCCTTGCGGGTTGATCGTGTAGCCATCCGCCACTAGCGCCGCTGCGGCCATGGCCGTCTCTATGCCCTCGGGCACGATGCCCTGGACGTGTTCCTGGAATTGCCCGAACGTCTCGTCGAGCGCCGCCTGTTTGTCGGTCAGCTCGTCGTCGCACATGATCGAGTTCACCGACTCGCGCAGGGAGCCGACCGCCTCGCAGATTTCCTGAAGCATGCCGCAGGCGTATTCCCGGGCCTCGACTGCGGCCTGGACCGTATCGAAGTCGTGACCATCCTTGGCGACACCGAAGACGGCGAAGAATTTCTCCAGCACCGCCGGCAGCGCCCGCTTTTTGACGTTCCAATCGTCGGGCAGCATGCTGGTCGCGCCCAACGCGCGGGCCCGGGCGATGATGTGTCGCCGGATCGCTTCGTGAGAATTGTTCCTGCCGCGGCCGACCGCGTGAATGGCTCGCTCAAGGTCCGCTCGGTTGGCGATCGGGTAGGAGCCGTCCTTCATTGCGACGCCGCTGCGGGCGTACTCGCGCCGCTGCTGTGCCGTGAAGGTGCGCTTGATGACGGGGTCTGCTTCGCCGGCCGCGTCGATCTTGGCGAGCGCGGCGTCGATCTGAATATCCATGGTTTTTTCATCCCGCTTCATCAGCACGACCTTGACGCCTTCGCCGGCCCCGCGATCGACAGACGACACCTCGGTGATTCGGAGATTGCGCAAGATCTTCGCCATCGCGATCACCCGGAAAAGGTTGTTCTGGACGTGAAGATCAGTCGGCCGCGGCCGGCTCGATCGTCTTTGCCTCTGCCTTTGCAGCGGCCTTCTTCGGTGCCGCCGCAGCTGCGCGCGCATCAAGCCATTGACCCAGTTCGTCGCCGAAGCGCGCCAAGAGCGCACCCATCAGGCTGTAGCCGGTCACCTTCTTCCCGGCCGGGTCAACATCCGGAAGCGGTGGCGAGAAGGACAACCCGTTGCCGTCGGGGTAGGCCGCGACGAACTCGCCGGTGACGACGTATCCCGGCGTCAGGTTGGTCGGGTTCTGCTCCGCCTGGTGGCGGACGATGCGTCCGTCCGGGGTCTGTATCTCAAAAAACCGCATGATGGTCTCCTTGCATTACCGCGGCTCATTGCGCAGCGCGTGATGGCGCAGCGCCTCGCGGATCGCGTCCTCGACTTCGCCGACCGGGATCTTCCGATTGCCGACAACAGCGGTGTCGTCAGACAGAAAAATCACCTCGATGCCGGCGCCCCAGGCTTCCTTGACCACCTGGTCAAAGAGGCGCGGAATGCCGATCGGCCTGGCTGCCTGTTTCAGGTCCTCGTCGAGCTCGTCGTTCGGCGGCAAGCCGTCATCTGCTGCGGTGGATTGCGGCCCGCTTGCTTTTCGGCCCTGCCGCTGGGATTTCGGTAGCCGCGCCAGGATCGCGCCGCCATCGGCCCGCCAGACCAGCGGCAAGTTCCGACACGGCGGCGGCGCATTGTCGAACAGCGCCAAAGGAACTGTGACGGCGGTGGGGGTTGGATTGCCGATCGTGCCGTCCCGACTGAAACGAACCCAACCTGCGTGCTCACCATCGCCGAGCTGCACTCTTATCCCCCCGGCACCAGCCAATGGAGGCGTACAATCCGATCCGATGCGGAATCGGGCCGTCTTCGGGGCGACCGTGAGCGTCACGCCATCGGCGCTGGGCAGATCCTGCCAGCTCATTTCGTTTCCATTCGAGTTGCTTGCGGTGCTCAGGCTTCCTGCGAAACGGCCATGCCGCCAATCGAGAACTCAGGGCGCTCGCCTTGCTTGTGGGCGGCCCAGACGCCGGGGTCATCGACCTTGAAGCCGATCCACCAGCCTTCGATCTGGCGGCCCGCCTCGTCTTTCACGACGATGCCGAGAGCGTCCTGCTTTTCCTTCGTAAAGACCATCGACTCGATCATGCGGCCGACGCCCACCTTCTCGTGCATGTCGCCCTGAGCGCGGCTGTACAGCACGAACTCGTAGGCCGCCTTTTCAAGCTCGGCCGGTTCGATCACGTCCTGCTGCTTGTCGACCACAAGCTCGCCGTTCTTGGTGACGACCGAGGCCCAACCGAAGATCAGCTGCTGCTCCGGCTCGGCCTTCCGCACCTCGAACGGAAGGCGCCAACCCGCATCGCGCTTCACCGCGTTGTTCATGGGGGTCAGGTCGAGGTAGTGCACCTCGGCCGCGTCATGCCCATCGACGTAGTCCGCCGCCAGACGATGATGCCCATCGGCGATATAGTCTCGGTCGTTCCAGCGGATGACCATTGGCTTGGTCTTGCCCCGCATGGCGCCGCGGCGCATGCGCTCGACCTTTTCGGGATCGACCCGGTTCTGGATCGCGTGGAGCGACTTCAGGTCTACGTGACGCGTCGGGTGCGCGCCGGGGTTCGTGACAGCGCCAAGGAAGCGCGGAATCTGGTCATGCCGCAGCGAGCCGAGCGCGTTTGCATCGTACGGGAAGGGCGTATGCGCCATCCCGTCTTCGAAGGGCTTGAGCGCGCGGTCTGCCGCCTTTGCGGTCTTTGCCTGCCAATGCCGGCAATGGCCGTCGGGCCTGATCAAGCCCATAACCAACGTGCAGCGGCCGGGTGCGCGGAACATTGAGCATGCGGAACACTGATGGCCGCCTACTGGATGCTCCACGTAGCCGGCGTGCTCTTTCGTCTCGGTAGCGAGCTTTTGCGTCACCTCAGTCGGCTCGTTCGAACCGCCGGTGATGGCGCTGAACAGCCGATAACGGCGGCGCCGGGTGCTGTTGCCGACGGCCGTCGTGGCATGGACATCGCCGACCGTGGGCGCATCCTTCCGGATCTCGTTGAAGAGGCGAGCCTTCATGCTTGAGCCTCTCCCAACATCTCGTCAGCCCCTCCGGCCGTAGCATCTCGGCTTTGGCGGGGCGGGAAATCGCCCCCAAGCCGGTTGTCAGCCGATCGGTCGCAGCTTGTTCAAGGTCTCCGGGCCGGCCGCCACGAGTGCCGCTTTGCGAGCCTGCGGCACGCCAGCGTGCAGTACAGCCAGATTGTCGGGCCTCACCTCGAGGCGGAACGGAAGATCGCTGGGCACATCTTCAACGCGGATCGATACCGCTCCTCCCGCAGCCATCACCAAGCGATGAAGCAGCGCCGCCATGATGTTTTCGGCGGTGATCTGCTGTTGCGCCGTCACCGGCGTGCGCTTATCGCGATCAGGCAGAATCACTTGGCGGCTCCACGCGTCATCGCTGCCGCATAGGCCATTCTGGCTCGGTCCACCGCCGGATCTTCGTCGCCCTGCAGGGCGGGGTGGCGCAGGAGGTTGCCTAGAGCCTCGGCCGCGTCGAGATAGGCCGGGAGGCTCTCAATCGCCGACCGGGCGCGCCTTGCCTTGTCGCTGCCGTCAAGTGCGGCGATTGCTGTCGTCTCGTCGCGATAGCCGATCACCAAGACCGGTCCGTTCGGCTCGCCGTTGAACTCTTCGATGCGCCAACTCGATTTTTCGGCCGTGGTCAGTGTGGCGCGGGTGACATAGACCGGCTCGGACAGGACGATCGGGAGGTTCTCCTCGCCACCGATCCGGCGCCAATGGAAGCCGCCGAAGCCGCCGCCGAGGATGATCTCGCCGATGATATGCCGCGGATCGGCCAAGCCGGTGTTGCCCAGCTCGCGCTGCTCGGCCGCCAGCGCCGAAGCGGTCGTGTCGTAGACCTGGGTTCCGCCGTCTTCCGAGTTCACCGTGACGGTGATGTCCATATCGGGCTGCTCGCCGGTCATGTCACGGTCACCGAGGCGATCGGCTTGCGCCCTTTTCGCTTGCGTTGCGCCTCTCGCAGCGCCATGCGGACCAGTGCTTTTGCGGTGTTGCGCGCCGGCGAGTCATCGGCGGGATCGTCATCGTCGGTCAGGCCGCTGGCGCCGTTGCCGTCGCCCCGCCGCGCCTCCCCTTCGCGATCCGCGGCGTCGCGCTCGGCGCCCAGTTCGTCCTCCTCTTCGGAGACTTCCGGGAGTCCTGCGGCGCCGCGAAGGTACTGCCGCGTCTCGGGGTCGTCGAAGAGGTGCACGCCCGCCCTTGATAGGTTGAGAACAAAATTGCCGATCGCGTCGATGTCGATCCGATCCGGCATGTCCGGGCTGATTTGCGGCAGCAGGTCGGGATCGAAGCGGTTCAGCTCCCAAAGCCGCGGCAGACCGTGCTGGTTGAGCACTGCCGCCATGCTGTCGAGCCAGCCCTCGATGCCGGCGTAAAACATGTCGACCTTGGAGATCGCGAGATTTTGCGTTCCCCGCGCTTGGTGGCCGAGATCGATGAAGTCGGCCAGCACCGTCTTCAGGATGTTGAGACTGTGCCGGGTGACGATCTCGTGCGACCGCACGCCTGACTGCGTTCCTTGCGGCGTCAGCAGTTCAAGCGTGTACCGCGGCACGTTGCTGGGTCCGTCCGCCCCCTCGTACGTGTCGGAGGGCATCATGACGCCCATCTGCTCGTCGACCCGGATGTTGGTCACGAGCTTTTTATAGGCGGCCACCTGCGCCGTGGCGGTAGCGTCACCGGTCGCGGCCGCCTCAAGGAGGGCGCTCGGCACCTTGACCACCGGGAGGCCGGCGAAACGCTCCATCAGGATCGCCTCCATCTCCTCCATGCGCTTTACCAGGTAGTAGCTGCGATACGCAGTCCTGAGAATGCTACGCCCTTCAGGGTTGTTCTTGTGGCTCGACGGCCGGAACAGCAGGAACTTCTCGATCGGCAAATCGATCAGCCGCCCCACCCACGGCTGTTGCGTCACGCCCTTTATTTGGCCGTTGGCATCGAAGAACCACTTGAGGATCGTGTCCTGGGAGCGGATCGGCAAGCGGCGCCAGCCGATCTTGCCGTCGTTGTATTTGCTCGACGCATCGGCACCGTCCTTCGGCTTGCGGCCGAGGCGGCGTTTGTAGACGACCTCGTTTATGGCGTAGCCGTAGCCGAGCATCGACAGCGCCTCGACGACGAAGCCGGGCCACGTGTGCGACATGTCGTCCATCAGGCCATGGACAAACTCGGCCGCCTCTTCCGCTTCCGGTGTGTCGGCCGCAGGAATGACCCGCCAGTCGACCCTGCGCATCGTCTGCATGATCGCGAACATCACCGCGCCCACGGTGGCGGAGTTGTCCATCATCTCGCGATAGGCGCGGGCGGCGAGCCGGCCTTGCAGGTCGGGAAGAAATTCCTCGCGGACCCAACCGGAAAACTGCCGCAGACCGTAGGAGCCGACGTCCTTGAACGTCATTCCATGGTCGAATACCGGCAGCTGCCAGCCGCCCGACCCATCCGTGTACGGATCAGTCGCCATGCCAGCCTCTGCCTATCCGGTCATCGCCGCGGCGCCGTCATCACGATCGGTATCGCGCGGCCATGATCCTGCTGCGGCCCCAGGGCGAGGTCGGTCAACGCCCAGATCAGCGCGTCCGCTCGGTTGGGTGACCGCGCGCCCTGGTAGCCGAACACCGAGAAATTGAGCAGTTCGTCTTCGAGCTCGGGGAACTGGCCGGCATGCCGCACCTTGTCGCCGATCCAGGCGCCGTCCTGCTCGTGACCGTAAAGAGCCGAAACCGGCTCGGCGCGTGCCGCCTTGCCGCGCGACGCCGTGACCACCTTTACGGGGATCGCGGCGTTGGCGGCCTTGATGACAAACCGGACCATCGCCCCGCCGAAGTTCGTCTCGGCGACGACGCGATCCGCCTTCCACTTGTCGAACATGAACGCAACCCGCCGGCCCCAGCCTTCCGGGGGAAGATTGCAGGTCGCGTCCTCCAGCAGATATGCCGTGCCGTCCATCGCGAGGCCGGCCGCGACGATGCCGACGGCGTCGGATCGGGTTTCCTCGTTGCCTTCGGTCCCGGAGGGATCGACCGCGATGATGACCCGGCGCAATGTGGTTGGCACGTCGGCACTATCGCAGCGCGCATGCTCCAGCGTTTCCACTGTCCATAACGCGCCGTCGATGTCGGAGACGTATTGCCCGAGAAAGAACCGCTTGCGTTGCCGCTCCGGCAGGCTGCGATACACCCGGAGGGTTTGTTCCGGCAGGTTGTCGGCGTTGTCTTCGGGGTTAATCGTGCCGTACCGGTAGAGTGCCCTGTCGGCTTCCGACAATCGGGTTCGGCTGATCGGGTCGATCCCGTCGATCCATAGCTGATATGTCCAGTGGCGCGTGCCGGCCGGGTTCAGGTCGTAATATGCGCGCAGCGGCAGTCCGATGTTCTGCGCCAGACGGGTCTGGGCCACGAGCACCGAGCTGTACGGTATCTGCGAGCACTCGTTGAAGTAGATGCCGGCAAATTCCTGACCGAGGATTTTCTCGACTCGGTCCTTCTCGTCGAGACCGCCGAACCAGATTTGCGACCCGTTGTCGATCTCGACAAAGCCGTCTTGACGATGATCCCTGATCTCCAGATCGGGAAAGCACAACCTGGTCACCTTCGGCAGCGTGTCTAACCATATCGAAGACCGAACCGCATTGCCGCGCAACCTGACGATGGCGTGCCGCGATCCCGCGGCTCGAACCGCGCGGATCAGGATCGACCGCACGATTAGGAAGGTTTTCCCGGATCGGCCGCCGCCGTAGATCAGCGTGTGAAGTTGCGGTCCGCTGAGAAGATTGCGCAGCTCGCGCTGCTTTTGGGTCAGCCTAAAGGTCGGCGTCTTCGGGGCTGATGCGGATGACGATCGGCCGGCCATCCTTGCCCGTGTGTTCGTTGAGGGTGGTTTCCTTCCAGCCGGCGCGGGTCTTGAGCCAGAATATCTGCGCCGTCACCCGCGCCCGCGGATCCTTGCCTGCCGTCGCCTCCTGATAGAGACCCTCGGCAACTTTGGCCGTCGCTACCGTGGTGCCGGTGTCGAGCTCGTCGCGGCACGCGCTGCGCAATGTCTTCGGTGCGACGCCGAGCACGCGCGCGATATCGTCTTGCGGGATGCCGTAAGCCGCCATCGCCTGCACCTGCCGGCGCTCGGCGGCGTCCGGCACCCATTTCTGCCGCGCCATCCCGTGCTCCCGCGCCCTTGCAACCCTCGTGCGGGGCGCCGCGCCGAAGCTCTGCGTCCCTCGCAATGCGGCTCCAGGACCGCCCTAGAGCTTCGATCCTTGCTTTGGCGCGATGGCGAGCTTCACGCGATCGATCCCCGGCACGTGCGGCCCTCGGCCTGCAGGCGTTGGATCAAATCGACCTGATCGGCCTCGCTGGCACAGTCGACCACGACGACGTAGCCCTCGGGCGTGGCGTCTACCGCGGCGTCGCCGCCGGCGCCGAGGCCGCCGAGGCCGTTCAATTCGGTCGCAGAGAAACCCGTGAGGGAGAGATCGAAGCCGTCCTCGCCGAGCCGCCCGAGTTCGATCGCCAGAAGCTCGTCGTTCCAGCTTGCGTTCAGCGCCAGCTTGTTGTCGGCGATGACGTAGGCTCGCCGTTGCGCCTCTGTCAGATACTTGAGTTCGATCGTCGGGACTTCCTCGATCCCGATCTTCTGCGCCGCCAGCACACGACCGTGACCGGCGATGATGCCGCCGTCTGCATCGACGAGGACCGGATTGGTAAATCCGAACTCCTTTATCGACGCGGCGATCTGGCCGATCTGGGCGGGGCTGTGCTCGCGGCTATTGTTCGCGTAGGGGATCAGCGATGCGACGGCGCGCATCACGATCTTGTCGGCGATGTTCATCCTGCCGCAGGCCCTGTTTTATAGCCGGTAGATTTGCGAAAGATCAGCAGTTGCCGGCGAACTCGCCGTGCAATTCCGGCCGGATCAGTTCATTGATCAGCGCCAGCGCGGCGTTGCCGCCGTCGGCGACGCTCAGGATGCGCTCGGCCTTGTCGGTGACGAGATGGACGCCCAGGGCGCAGGCGTTCCAGCCGAGATATTTAGGATACTCCGCGATCCCCGAGGCGCGCTGTCCGTCCACGCTCAATCCCCCGCGCACGTCTTCCGCAGCCGCCGCTGCCTCAGCATTGAAGCGAGCCGCTCGATGCTCGCCCCGAGATCGGGGCAGCCGGCCTCGCGCAGGATTTCGTCGGCGATAATGCGCTGGTGGCGCGGGTCGCCGGCGCACACGCGGTGCGCCTTTTCGGCCGCGAGCATGCCGGCCAGGTCGGCGAGGTCGGTCGCCGGACCCGCCCTGACGAACGCTGCCATGCGGCTTTCCCCTCTGGCGGTTCGAGATGCCCGTAACGCGGCGTCAAGCGCTGCGCTGATCGTAGGCGTCGAGGTGGCGCGACACGATCCCGGCCCATGGCTCGCGCATCGCTTCCAGCCGCACGAGATGGGCGGGAGAGATCGTGCCGCCGCTCAGCTGGTGGCGGCGGATGATGTCCTCGATCAGTTCGTCGACGAGCTGCGCCGACGTGGCGGCTTTGGCGACGGGCCGCGTGAGGCTCGCCGGCAGCGCTTTCATGGTTGCGGCCCCCTGCGCTGCGCGGCTAGGCGCGCGCGACTTCTGGCTCGGCGCCGCCCTCGCCGCAGGCTTCGACGAAGGCGCGTCTGGCGCGCTCGACCTCCGCATGGGAAGCGGCGGTATCCTCTTCGCGGCAGCGCAGGATCGCCAGGCGCAGCCGTTCCCACGCCTCGTTTTCGCTGAGTTCCATGCCGAACCTCGCGCTGCTTCCCCGCGCTTTGCACGCGAACGACAGCGCGGCCGATCACTCCCGCCGCGGCTCGACCTCGGCGGCGGCGTTCTTGATGTAGCGGACATCGCCGAAGGCGCCGACGATGTAGGCTGGGCGATCCGGGTGTGTGACGAGGTATTCGCCGCCGGAGAGCGCCAGCACGTGGCTGCCGGCCGGCGCGGCGCGCACGACCTCCGACCGACTCGGCATCGCGTTCATCGGCGCTTCTCCGGCAGGTTGATCAGCGTCAGCGCGACGATGCAGGCGAGCAGCGCCAGCATCAGCATGCCGATCGCGATGCCGACATGCGGCTCGAACACGATTCGCGGCATGTCATCGCTCATGCGCCACCTGCCCGCAGCATGATCCGGCGCACCTGTTCGGCGCGCCACTCGCTCTTGCCCCGCGGCGTCTTGATCCCGCGCGCCGTCAGCGCCGCCGCCAGTTCGTCCAGCGAGCGGCAGCCGGCTTTTTGCGCCGCGGCGATGTACGGCATGATGTCAGACGCCGTGGCCTCGGCCTTCGCCGCCGCAGCCCGGCTCGCAGCACGCGCCGAGGCGCGGTTGCCCTGCGGCGGGTTGGTGTTGCCGAGCCGCGTGATTGCCCGGCCTGACCGCCGCGATAGCCACGTGCCGTGCTCGGCGATGTGGCGTCGCACGACAGCGAGCGCCGCTTTGGTGCGCTCCGATGTGCGCTCGCGCTCGTCCTGCGCCACCGCCGCGAGGATGCGGATCGTCAGCTTGGTGGCGTGCGGGTTGTCGCACGCCACGAACTCGACCTCGCTCTCCATCAAGTTGGCGAGGAACGCGAAGTTGCGCGACAGGCGGTCGAGCTTGGCGATGATGAGAACCGCCCGGCGGGCGCGGCAGGCGGCCAGCGCCGCCGCCAGTTGCGGCCGGTCGTTGCGCTTGCCGCTCTCGACCTCGCGGTATTCGGCGACGAGCTTGCCGCCGGTCCCGGCGAGATAGCGTTCTATCGCTGCCCGCTGCGCTTCCAGGCCCAGCCCGGAGGCGCCCTGTGCGTCGGTCGAGACGCGGACATAAGAAACATGGGGTCTGACGGCAGGCTCGCCAGAGGCCTCCGCAGGGCGTTTGCGGGCCATTCTGGCGTCCTCACAATCCGCAACGCCGCACTACGTCTCGCTACGCTCGTATGATGGATTGTGACGCGGCGCCCGCCGCCATCGAAGAGGGGCACGCCCGCGCAAACGTCGCCGCTCGGCTCCTCGCCGGAGGGGGGAAGCGGCGGGGGCCGGCGCATCGCTCGCGCGAGCGTGTTCGGATGTCGGGTTACGCTGGTGCGGCAGGGGTCGTTTCGGCCGCCGCCGACGCGTGCTCGCCGCGGCGGATCGTGTCGCGGCAGGTCCGGCAGAATTTCGGCTTGCCGAAATGCCCGAGGCGGCGGTGCAGTTCGGCCAGCTCGCGGCGTTCCTGTTCGCGCTGCGCAGCGGCAGCGGCGAGCGCGCCTCGATCGGGTTCGTCTTCGAGACCCTCGGGCATGGGTAGCGGCCGGCGCATCAACGGCCGGCCATCAATCGGCTGCGCGGCGCCGGCGCCACAAACCGGCAGATGGCTGCATCGATCAGCGATACTTCCCGCTCCGCGGCCGGAGGCTCGGGGCCATCGTAGCCCTCAAGGAAGACCCCGGTACGAAACACGGTGCGGATCGGCCACGGGCAGTGCTTTCGCAGCTTTGAGAGGTAAATATCGATGGTCTTGATGTTGGCGCCCCCACAGGGATCGCGCCAATAGAGGTCGCGGTGCAGCGTTTCACGGGAAACGACTTTGCCCCTGGCTTTGACCAGCGCTTCGAATACGCGCCATTCCATCGCCGGGATGCGGTGCCAGCGCCCGTCTCTCCACAGACGGCGGAGCTGCCAATCTATCGGGACGGCGGGTGTCCGGGCCGGCGCAGCCGAGGCGCCCTCAAGACGCTCCGCTGCCGCCTTGGCTATTTCGATGATCTCGCGGTGCTGGCTCGGCCAGCGCAGGATGTAGGGGATGCGCCGGAGCCGCTCGACGAGATCGTCCATGCTTCTCTTGAGCAGTCAGCCCTCTGGCGGGCGCCAGGCCCTGATGCGCGGCCGGCGCCCGTCGTCCTCGAGATGGAAGAACTCGACCAGCGCACCGAGGCCTCGGATGAGCCGCGCCCGGAAGATGTCGTTCATCTGCCAGGCGCCGGCGCCGTCTTTGGGCCAACCGGGCGGAATTTCGTCGATGACGACGTGATCGACCGCCATCACGCAGACGCCCATCGCCTTGCGCGCTTCCCACAAGCGCGCGGCGATGCCGGTGCGCCGCTTCTCGCGCTCGGCGGTGTCCTGATAGTCCTCGGTGCCGACGATCGAGACGACGATTTTGGAGAGATGGCTCGGGATGCGCCGCCGCTGAATGCCGGTGCGGCCGACGCCTTCAAGCTCGCGCACGTCCTCCGGCGACAGGGCCTCGGCCACGTCCTGGCGCAACCCGCCCCAGAAGGCGCAGTGCAGTCCTGCGTAATAGAGCCCGGCCTGATGCAGCGCGTAGGCGCGGCGGGCGACGGGATCGTCGTCGGCGTCCGCCGGTTCCGGAATGCCGGGATCGCCGGCCCGCGCGAGGTCGCCGCGCGCGTAGAGGACGCCGAGGGGATAGGAGAGGCGCTGGTCCTTGCTCGACCCCTGTGCGGTCGTGATGAGAGCGGACAGCTCGTTGAGTCGGTTTTTGACCCGGTTGCGTTCCGCCGGATGGAGGGTGCTGTCGCTGAGCCGGTAGGTGAGGACGGCGAATTCGTTCAGTGCCGCTAGGAGCCGTTCGCCGATGTCGGGGCGGCCCGTGAGCTGGCGCTGCGCCACCGTATAGGCTGTGCCGGGGTCCTTGGTGTTCCAGTCCCGGAAATTGCTCGACTTGGCCTTGCCGGAGGCGCTCCGCTTCAAGTCCGGGTCGCGGTGCCGGCCGGGGCGCTTTTTTGCCAAGCCGACCCCCGCCGCCAGAAACGGAAAAACCGCCTCGGCCTCGGGCCGGGCGGCTACACGAATTCCAATTTCTATTTGTCCCGATACCACAGCGGCGTCCCCTCGTCAAGCTCGCGCCGCGCCGTAGACCGCAGCAGCTTGATGTGTCGGGGAGGCCTCCGGGATTGCCAAGAACGCTGAGCGCCATCTGGTGGCGCTGAGCGCCATCCGGTGGCGCTAGACCAGACCGTCGCCGCCGTGATTTGAGGCGCGCCGGATCGCGTCGCGGCCGTCGGCACACCGGACGAACCGGACGCCCATCCGCTGCAGCGCCTCCCGGATCGCGAGGCAGTGGTTGATATGCACCGGCTCGCCCGCCTCGAAATTGCGGATCGTATTGACGCCGACATGCGCCTCGCGCGCCAAGTCTTCCTGGGTGACGTCGACCAGGGCGCGCGCCGCGATACAAAGGCGACGATCTACAAACACTTGGAGTATATAGTAAATCGCTTCGCCGACAGACAATCGTCGGTCGAGCACCTTGGGGGCGGCGCCGATGGCTCGGGTGCTGTGCGTGGACGACGATCCGCTGGTCCTGGATATCGTCGTGCTGACGCTGCGTGAACTCGGTCATGACGCCGTCGGCGCCGCATCGGCCGCCGAAGCGCGGGCGTCGCTCGCCGCAGCACCATTCGATTTGGTGCTGACCGACTGCGCGATGCCGGGCGGCCCGACCGAACAGGGCGAGGCGCTGGCGGATTACGCTGCGGCGCGGGGTATCGCGGCGGTGCTGATGAGCGGCAACCCGGCATGGCTGCGCTCGCTCGCTGCTGGCGATCTCTCCCGATACCCGATCCTGCGAAAGCCGTTCCGCCAGGCCGACCTGGCAGCGATCATCGAGGAGGCGCTGCGGCGGTAGCCCCGCTTTTGCGCGGCCGTCCCCGCCGCGGCCGCTCCGCCGCCACCCCGAGCGCGGCGAGCCACGTCATGCGCTGCTGCGGGGTCATGACCTCCCACGCCGTCAGCACGGCGCGCACGCGCCCCTGGGGACGCGCGCCGTCAAGCTCCCGATAGACGATCGAGGGGGCGGCATCGAGCATCGCCGCCAGCGTCATCGGCGGCAGCCCGGCCGCCTCGGCTCTCTCTCTCAGGCTCATGCGGGGAGCTTATAAATTTTTCTCCCGTTGGTCAATATTTATCTTGACTCGTCCGCGCGCGGTGCTAATATCCGTCGCGTCAACGGATGTGCCCCGGCGCTGCGGCGGATGGGGCCTAGGAGGACACAATGGATCGCACTACCATCGCCCTCGCCCGCTCCATTCCGCGCCCGGCGCGGGTGGCTCAGGGCTGCTCCCAGATCCGTCAGATGGCGGAGTTGATCGCTCAGCGCCGCAGCGAGCGCGCGGCGCGGGCCAAGGCCGCGCGCACCGCCAACAGGCACGGCATGGGCCGGCGGGTGTGGAAGGAGCGCATCCACGCGCTCCAGGCTATCATCGACGCCCGTCCCGATCTGCGGCGGGATGCGCGCCGGGCCGCCGGGCTCTTGGCGCACGACAGCCGCCCGGTTGTCGTGTCGGCGTCGGTATACCGCCGCGGCCGGCGCGCCTATACCCCGACCGAGCTCGGCTCCGGGTACGATTTCCGCTGGCGCGGTCAGTGGAAAACTGCGCCGGGGAGCTACATCCCGTCCGACCGGCGCGTCGCGGTGCCGGCGGGCTGGCTGGCGCTGCGCCTCCTGCGCGAGGCCGAGCGGATGGAGGCGGCGCAATGAGCCGCCTCGATACCGCCATCGCGGCGGCGGCCGGACGAATCGCCGCGCCGCCGGCGCCTATCGACGTGCGGGAAATCCTCTACCGCGGGGTGCGCATCGTCGCGCACTACCGCGGCAAGCGGCCCCTCGGCTACGGCCCCGTGCGGGAGTTCCGCTCGCGGCGGCAGGCGGCGCTGGCGGTGCTGCTCGCGCGGCCGAAGGTGCGCACCTTGCCGGGCGGCATCGCCGTTCGCCGGCGAGGGCGGTGGGGCCGGCCGGTCTGGGCATGCGATGGCGACTGGTCCGCATCCAGCTACAGCGAGATCGCGCGGGCGGCCGCGATACCGTATTGGCTCGACCGCGCGGCGACAGGGGGTATCGCGGTACCGGACGCGCTGCACAACCTCGTGCGGCGCCGCCGCCGCGAGATCGAGACGCTGCGCAAGGAGCGGGCGGCGCGCAAAGCCGTCGCCCCGCGCCAGCGCAGGGCCAGCGGCCGTTACCGCGGCGTGCCAGTCACGGCGCGTCTGTGCCCAGACGGGCGCGTCGAGTGGGCATGCGGAGAGGCCGCCGCCAAAACCGCGCGCAAAGCGGTGCGCCTGATACTGGCGGCCCGCCGCGTGACCCGCGACATCGATGGGGTGACGCTCAGGCGCGTCGTTTCGCTCGACGGCGGCCCGCGGATCGTCGGCTGGATGGGGCCCGGGAACCCCACCACGCTGCCGTTTGCCGAGGCGGCGCGGCGGGCGCGGGCCATCGCGCCCGATCCGCAGGCGCCGCGCAACCTCGGCTGGCGAGTGTGGTACTGGTCCGGCCAGCGCCTCGTCTCGCCGCAGCAGCGGACGGCCTGGCCGGAGGACGGCATCCTGCGGGCGGAAAATTGGTCCGACGCCGCGGCGGTGCGCGGCGAGGCCGGCATTCATGCGCGCCGGCTGCCGCGCGACTGGCGGCTGGCAGATCCGTTCTACGACCCCGAGCTCGCCACGTACGGCATCAGCCGCAACTCGGTGGTCGGCGTCGTCGAGGGCTGGGGCCGCATGCTGTACGGCTCCGAGGGCTGGCGCGCCGAGTATGCGCGCATCCTCGCGGTGCGGGCGCCGAGCACGGAAATCGGCCTTGAGATCGAGCGGGCCTACCCCTCGATCGAGGTCTACTACGACGATCGGGAGGCGTGAGAGATGAAGATCGGGATCCCAGAGCAACAGGTGATCGAGGTGCCGGCGCCGGTGGCGGTGCCGGCGATCCCGCCGGCCCGCAAGGAGCCGCGCCGCGCGCCCGCCAGGGAGCCGGCCCGCAAGGAGCCGGTGCCGGCATGACCGACAAGCGCATCCGGATCGTCGCCGGGGCGCCGCTCAAGGCGGCGCTACGCGCGACGGCCGGCGAGGAATACCCGACCGGCCGGGTCAACTCCATCGCCGAGCGTTATCTCGACATTGTCGAGGAGGCGCGCCCCGCCTTCGCGCGCGCCGAGTGGTGCGCGGTCTGCGACGCCAACAACGGCGCCGGCTCGTTCGACGAGCTGGAGATCGCCGGGGCGCCGGAATGGATGGTGCTCGCGGCCAACGTCGCCGATACCCCCGGCCTCGGAGCCAAGTGGGATATCGACCAGCGCGATCTGGTGCGGCGGCTCGACGGGCTGCCGCGCGCCGGCAAGATCGCCGTGCTCGAAACCGCGCAGCGCTTCTGGGCGCTGACGGAATTGCCGACGGAGGAGGCGCTCGACCTCGCCACCAGCCACCCGGCGACGTGGCCGGAGATTGATCGGTGAGACGCCCCGGCCGCGCCGCGCGCCGGACCCTGATGCGCGCGCTGCTGGCGCGCGACAACGGCCGCTGCCGGCTCTGCGGCCGTGCGGTCGCGCCGGGAGCGCCGGCGCCGGAGGACCGCGCGACGATCGGCCATATCTGGCCGCACGCGCTCGGCGGCGAGGCGAGCCTCGCCAACACGCGGATTGAGTGCGCGGCGTGCAACGAGGTGCACGGCCTGCTGCCCCGATGGTAAGCGGCATCATCCCCTCGCCGCGGCTGCGGCTTGAGGAATGGGGCCGGGCGATCCCCGGCCTCTGGCACGCGGTCGAAGCGCAGCGCGCCGAACGGCGGCCGGACAGCGTCGAGTGGCCGGCGCCGGTGTTCCTGCCGCTGGAGCGCGCCGGTGCCGCGACCCTGGCGGCCATCCTCGCCGCGGGGCAGCGCCCGCCGGACGGTCCCGCCGAGCTGTCGGCGCCGGCCTGCACGACGCAGTGCCTCGCCGCCTGGCGCATGACACAGGGCATCTACCGCATCGACCCGACGCTGTACGAGGCGCTGATCGCGACGCCGATCGCCGGCGACATTCCGGCCGACGTGCTGCTCTACCTGCCGGAGTGGTGCGTCTATATCGAGACGCCCGGCATGACGGCACCCGCCGCGGATCGCGAGCCGCTGCCGGTGGCGGGGCTGTGGTACTGGCTCGATAGCGGCCCCGGCCGCGAGATGGCGCTGTGCATCGGCATCGATCTCGGGCGGCGGCCGCCGATCCCGGTGCAGCATGTCCCGCTGATCGGCACGCTCGACGCGGCGCTCAATGCGACCGTGCGGGAATGGGCCGATGCGGTCGAGCGCGGCAACGCGGCGCGGCCGCCGCCACCCGGCTACCGGGAGGCGGCCCGCGCTTGGCTGCCGGCCGCACTGTCGCTCGTGCTGTATCTGTGCAGCCGCGCGGCCGACATCGACGGCCGGCCCGGCAACCCGGCCGCGACGCGGACGCGACGCGGCGAGCGGCTGTTCCCGGCCAGCGGGCCGCGGCGCTGGGAGGTCGGCGTCAGGCTCGGCGCCGCGCTGCGGGCCGCCTGGGACGCCGCCGCGGAAAGCAGCGGCTCGGACGCAACCGGCGCCCGCCGCCCGGTGCGCCCGCACGTGCGCGGCGCGCACTGGCACACCTACCTGCGCGGGCCGCGCAAGGACGTGCCGGCGGACAGCCGCCCGCGCGAGCTGCGCTGGCTGCCGCCGATCCCGGTCGCGGTCGAGGATTACGATGCGCTCCCGGCGGTGGTTCGGCCGGTAAAACCATGAGACCCGCATCCTTCCCGGCGCCGCAGCGGGGTCAGGGCCTCCGACGCTACCGGGGCAATCCGCCGGCACTGCGGCCACTCACGCGATGAGCACCGCGATCGTCAATTCGACGCTGCCGCGGTGCGGCGCCAGCGCCGCTTCCAGCGCGGCGGTAGCGGCGAGGCCGAGGCGATCCACCAGCTGCGCCTGTAACCACAATCCATAGAACGCGGCCCGCTTCGTCGCGCCGGCGGCGATTGCGTCATCGACCGCGGCGATGGCCCGCTCGACCCGCCGCAGATCGAATATCGTCCAGCCGGAAACGTCGTAATCGGGGACGTGCAGGTAGAGGCCGGGCGCGCCGCAGGTCGCCAGCTGCGCCCGCGGCCACAGCCGCGGTTTCGGATCGCTCGTCAGCACGCCGGTCATCGGCGCGTCGCCGCCGGCCCGGCCGATCTCGCCGAGGACATGGCGCCACCGCGGTCGGCCCTCGATCTCCTGCGCGATCGTCGGCCACCAGCCGCGATCCCCCACCACGAGACAGCCGCGGTGCGTGCGTTTCGGATCGCCGTAGAACCAGGCGCAGGCGCGGCAGGCATGCGTGCCCCACCGCGCGAACTCGCCGTGGCCGCTGAAGGTGTCGTTGTCGATCCCGGCGACGCCGCGGCGCGGCGCGAACGGCACGCCCTCGGCAATCTCGGCGCCGCAGGTGCAGCAGCGGCCGGCCGCCGGCTCGAATTGATATTGCGACCCCGTCTTGCCTTCGGGCGACCGGCTACCAAAGCCACGCCACATCAGCTCTGCGGCGGTCAACGGCCCTTGCCTCCCTCGCCACCCCCACCGCCGCTACCGCCGCCACCGCCGCCGCCCTGTCGAGGCCCGCTCGATCGCGCCATTCTTTCGTCCTCCGTTACGACCACCGGCTCATCTCGGGAAAAATCTCGATCAGCCGCATCCACACATCCGGCCACATATGGCGCAACTCGGCCCAGCGTCCATAACGCGTCGAGGTGTCACCGAGCAGTGTGCCTGTGCGCCTTCGTTCCGGGCTGGTTTCGCCCTCCCGCAGATAAATCTCGCTGAGCGGCAGATTGTGCGCCAGTGCGTAGGCCATAACGTCTGCGCCAGTCCACCACGCCAAGGGGCAGGCGATCACTGCGCCGTCGCGGCGCGTCCGGATCGGCCCATAGCGCCGCATCGACATTGCTCGGGGCCGGCTCTCATCCGCGCGCAGACCGAGCAGCGTCACGGGGTAGCCGCGCTCTCGTATTGCCGCTGCCGGCTCGGTGATCAGGATGCGTTTCCAGTCGCTGCCGGCCCAATGCCATTCGCCCGGCAGCTGCTCCGGTCCGCTGTAGCCGAGACCGCCGATCAACTTGAGCATCTCGACGATCGACCGCTCCGGATAGACGGTCTCGATCCGCCAACTGCGCTGCCGTAGCGCCTCGATCACTGCCAGCGCGGCGGGATGCTCGGCTCCGCTATCGATAAAAAATCCCTCTACGTCATTGCCAAATTCGTGGCGCGCGATGTCACTCAGCACCAGCGAATCCTTGCCGCCGGAGATCATCAGAGCCGGACGACCCAGCCGGGCCGCCTCGCGCAGCAGGCGTCTGGTTTCGGCGAGGCGCCGCCCATATGCCACGCTCTGCGCATGCGCGAGATAGCCCGCTCGCGTCAATGCGTCCATATCAGCCCTGCCGCAGTGCCGTGCGCACCGCCGCCATCGACGCGGGATGCCAGTAGGGCGGCGTCCAGCCGAGGCGCGGCGACAGGCGTTCGGGTGCCACGGCAAGGCCTTTGGCGGCGAGATAGGCCACCGGGACGTTGCGGTGATCAAGAATATAGTCGGCGTCGATTTCCGGCGCCGGCTCGATCTGCCACGACAGCACACGGCCGCGCCCGTGCGCGCCTTTGCGGCCGACATGCCAGACGCGGTCGAGCAGCATCGTCACCGCATTGCGGTCGCCGATGCACCAGCCCTCGACGGCCGCCGTGACGGTGACCGCCAACGGCATGCGCACGTCCTTGTAGCGCCCCGCTTTTGTCGGCGCGGTCTGCCGCACGGCCAGATCGGCCCGCTCGCTCGGGTAGCGCGAGTGCAGATACGCGCTGCCCCGGGAAGCTGCACCGATCGGGCGCAGATCGCTCGCCAGCCACAGCGGATCGCCCGCCGGAGATGCCCACGCCAATGCCAGCGGCAGCGGGATAACGTAGCGCTCGATGCCGTCGTCCACGACCGAGGCCCACAGCGAAAGACAGGCCGCACTCAGGAGGCCGTCGAGATGCAGCGCCCCATCCAGCGGAGCGATGTAGCCGCTGGCGAGCGTCCCGACGATGTGGAGCGGTTCTGCCGGCAGGTGCTGCCAGCGCCGCCACAACCCGCGCCAGCAGCGTTTCCCGTCACCGTATTCGCGCTCCCGGCACGCGGTCGGGAACCGCTCCACCGGCAGGTCAAGAATAGGTGCGGGGGTCATGCCGCGACGGCGCAGAGCGTCTTGTCGGTCCCGAGCGATCCCGACAGGATGCCCTCGCGCATCGCGGCGCGATGCTCGTCGATATGCGCATCGTAGGCAGCGGGTTCCGGGGCGGGACCGAGCCATCCCAGCCGGCATCGGCCACGGCCCTGCCGCGCCTGGCCGCCGATGTAGCCGTCCTATTGCGCGAGGCCGCGCCCGGCCGCGGCGGCCGTCGCCGGTGGTGACCAGTCGTCGAGCATCAGTTCGACGGCGATGCGAACGCCCGCCGCCAGCACCTCGTACGTGTAGAGCATCTGGTTGCCGTGCGACTCGCCGCCGGTACCGCGCGTGCGGGTCTCCTCGCCGATCATGTCATAGGCGCTCGCGGTGCGCGCCTGACCTGCGAGTTCCGGAAACAGCGCCTCGATCGGCGCGAGGTATTCCTCGGCGACGATCCACGCGGCGAGGCGCAGCCGCGAGCGCGGGATGATGAACGTATCGACGGCACCCCCGAGCAGGTCGAGCGAAGGGTAGAGCCGCTTGACCATATGCCCGAGCGCGGTTTCGTCGCCGGGGGCGCGGCCCGATCCCATGTTGCCGCCGGAGTAGAGGAGGTTGAGCACCGGACGCGGCACGACACCGGAGCCGATGGCGAGTGTCGTAAGTAGGTGATCGGCCAGCGGCGTACGCAACAGCACCGAGCGCAGCGCGTTCTCGCTGACGTGCGGCGTGTAGACGAGGCGGCCGTTGCGGTGCGCCGGCTGGGTCATGAACAACCGCACGTTGGTCGTGTTGTCGATGCCGGTGCGGGTGTCGAAATGCGCCACCGGCGTCAGGGTTTCGAGCACAAAACGGTAGCGCATCAGGCCGCCTCCCCCATTGGATCGCTTGCCGCGACTATCGGCTCCGCCAGGTCGAATACATCGATCGGATCGGCGAGCGGCACCGTCTGTCCGGCAGATGCCGATGCCGCCGTCGCAATGCGGCCGCGCCGCGCCAGGTGGCGGGCGATCATGACGCAGCTCTGCGAGCGCTCCGCCAGCGCCCGCAGCACCTCGGGATCGTCGTCCTGCGGCGCGATCAGCGCCAGCACCGCGTCGTCCCACTGGCTCGGGCCGATCGTCCACTGCATCGTCCGCGCGGAGAGGTCCCAGCAGCGCCGCACGGTATGGCTGCGCTCGGCGGCAAGCCGCAGCCGCGCCTCCAGGACGCCGTAGCGCCGCGCGCCGCCGAACAGGCCCTCCCCGCCGTGCATGCGGATCATCAGGCCAACCAGCGCGACCGCTCGTCGCTCAGCCGGCGTTAGATCATCGATCATGGCTATCCGTGCCTCCCTCAGCTCTCGACCATCGGCCCGTACTCCTCGCCGCGCATGCCGAACGTGGAGGCGATCGCGTTGCGCGCGGTCATCGCCTGCGCTTGCTGCCGGGCCAGCCAGTCCACTTTCCGCGCAGCATCCCACTCACCCGGCGGCAATGGCCGCAATCGCGGGTCCACCCGCAGAAAATAGTGGCGAAAACGCCCGTCGGGCTCGGGCGAGCGGTTAACGACCTCCACCATCACAATCGGCTCATCGTCCTTCACGTCCCGCTGCCACAGCGTGCCGAATTGCTCGTCGTAATCGAGCCTACGCGCTCCGGCGTCGCGGATGTAGGCGGCGGCGCCGGCGATCTCCGCACCGAGACGGTAGCGCTCGATCATGACGCGGCGGACCTCGGCATTCGTCTCGGCGTCGATTTCCGCCACCGTAATCGTCTCGGGATGGTCGATGACGTGTTCGAGCACCCGCACGCCGTGCCAGTACCATTCCCGCACGTCCTCCCACACGAAGGCCGGGCCGGCGGCGCTGTGCAGGATCGGCGTCGTCATCGGCGGGCGCCGTTCGGTGCGGACGAGTTCGGGGCGCAGCCCGACGGTCACGCGTTCGTCCGTGATCGCCATGAGCCACGCGCCCGCCTCAAACGCCTCCAACACCGGCAGCCACGTCTGCAACTGCTCTGCATCGCCGTGATCGGCCGCACCTATCGCGGCGATGCTCGTGTAGGAGAGATCCCAGTCGGCCCAGGCGGCCCTGGCGGCCCTGGCGGCCCCGGCGGCCCTGGCGTCCCTGGCGTCCCTGGCGTCCCTGGCGGCCCTGGCGTCCCTGGCGGCCCCGGCGGCCCAGTCGGCCCAGTCGGCCCCGGCGGCCCAGTCGGCCCAGTCGGCCCAGTCGGCCCTGGCGGCCCAGTCGGCCCTGGCGGCCCTGGCGAATTCCTCACCGCTGCCGGCGAAGTCGACCACCGGCAGCGGTGATTTGGCCGGCATGATGCGCCGGAACCACTCCGTCAGTGACGCAACGATGCGTGGCCGGTCGATGTTCTGCCGCAGATCGCATGCCGCCTCGTGGCGCGCGCGCAGCTCTGCGACGCGATCCATCGTCTTCGTGCGGGCCATCAGTCGGCCACGTTCCTGATTTCGGCGGGGCTGTATTCGCGCTGCGCCGGACGGCGGTATTTGCCGGCAGGGATCGCGTGCGCGGTATGCTCCTCGTGGACGAGCGGCGACCACGGCCGCTTCGGTATGACGACGCCGGCGACCTCGTCAATGTCGGCGAGCGCGAACTTGACGCGGCCCTGCCGTTCTGTCGTCACCGTCACCGAGGTCTCGTCGCGCTCGACGATGACACCGCCGACGGGGCCGGAGAAGTCGCCGGCGACATCGAGGTATTGCTCACCGTCATCCGTCCGCAGCAGTACCGCGCCCTCGGTTTTGATCGCGTGCGCATGGCCCGTCACCTCGCCGTAGGCCAGCACGACTCGGCCGCGGTCGCGCGGCTGTTTCGCCGCCTTCTTTGGGATGGCCTCAACAGCCACAAGAAAAACATCGCCTTGTCGGTACATCGTCATGCTCTCCTCTGCCTCAGGCGTTGATGCCGTCGCGGATCCGCTTCGCCGGCTTGAATGACACCGCCCGCGATGCCGCGATGTCGATGGCTTCCCCGGTGCGCGGATTGCGGCCCTTCTTCGCCGGTCGGTCCTTGACCCCGAAGATGCCGAGCGGCGTCGTCACCGTGTCGCCGGCCTTGAGTTGCGTCTGCAGCGTTTCCGACAGCGCCGCCAGCACCTCGCCGGTCATCTGCTGCGAGCAGACCGCCTTCTCGGCGACGCGCTTGATCAGTTCGGACTGGTTCATCGTGCTCTTCCTTCCCCTGGTTCTCCCGCTGTTGACCCGGCGGGCCGGGCGTTGCATCGGCTGAAGTAATCGGGCGGCAGCGATCCGGCTGGCGTCGTCATCCGCTTCCGAGCATGGCGCTCGAACTGCGCCCGCGATGTGCGGCTGAGGCTACCGATCGGTCCGCCGCAGCTGCGGCAACGCGGGCCGCCATCTCGACGGCCGCCGCATCCGGCCGGCCCAAGTTCGACCCAGCACTGCGCGCCGCGGTCGCACTCGATGGGCCTGACCTGCTCCCGCAGCGGACGGGCCGCGTCGATGACCGATTGCGGGGTCACGCGGGCACCAATGTCAGGCCCGCGACTTGCTCGCCACGCGCCAACCGATGCCAGCGTTCCGCCGGCATAATCATTCGCTCGCTGAACCACTCGCCTTTCGGATCGCAGGGGCTCACCCGCACGTCTCGGCCGATCCCGAGGTACACGCGCCGAAAGGCGTACACGTCCGCGTGCCACTCCCAGCGCTCGCCCTCGGTAAGGCTCGAATAGCTGACATCGAGGCACTTCTTCCGGGTGTCGGCGTACGGGTGCGGGACGCTCATGCGACCCCCCACATTCGGCGGAGTTCCTCAGGAAGCTCGGGCGGCGGCCCTTTCGGCCCGCTGCTGCGGGCGGCGGCCTTTTCGGCCAAGCTGACGACCTCCGCAGGCTCATCGAGCCAGCGTTCCTCGGCCAGCCACTTCGCGGGGTTGCACCACTGCCGGTCTGGCGGTTTGGTGTCGCCGTAGCGCTTGGCTGACGCGGCGAGCGCTGCCGGAGACGCTCTCTGCGAGGCCAAGACGTAGGCTGCCCTCGCGGCCGCCTTGCCGACCTTGTGAGGGTAGGCCTCCCAAAATCCGCTAAAACCCCCGTCTCGCGCGCGCGTCTCATGCGAAGCATGAGATGAAGGTGGATGGTGGATGGTGGATGGTGGGATTTCCGATAACCCATTGTTTTCGGCTGAAGTGGGCAATTCCTGCGGCGTTTCTGAGGCCGCAGGACTGCCGCAGGACTGCCGCAGGACTGCCGCAGGATCGGCGCAGGGGCGCCGAAAGCGCATCCGCGATCGCGCCCTTTGCAGCTCCTCAGCGCACCGTTTGATGTAGATGCGGCGTCCGTCCTGTTCGATCTTTCCCTTCTCGACTAGGGCCGCGAGAACGCGACGCAACTGTCGCCAATGGCAGCAGCAGCGCAGCGCCAGTTCGCGCTCGTCCATGTCGAGCCAGTCGTCATCGCTGGCGTGCGAATAGATCAGATTGATGATCGTATCGTAGATGCCGCGCTCTTCCGGTTTGAGGCCAGCCACGCCATCGAGCCAATCGCCGGGATGCCAATCGAACCGTCGCGGTTTCACCGCTCCTCTCCCCGAAGGAATGTTCCACCTTGGTACGCGCCCGCCACTCCCTTCCCCGGCGCCGGGCCCGTCGCGGATGCGGCTCATTCCGCCGCCTCCCGCATCTCCACCGTCTCCGGCAGCGCCGCCACGAAATCCCCGAACGCCACAAGCCGATGCACCGGCATCCGGCCGCACAGCTTGAGGAGCCGTCGCGCGTCTTCACTGAGCGGAAGTGGTTCGATGAACGCCTCCGCTGGCGTGATTCCGACGGCATGGGCGAAGCGGAGGAGCTGGCCCGCGGTCATCCGCTCGTCGCCGGCCTCGACCTTTTGCCAGAAGCTAGGCGAGCAGCCGGCGTTTTCGGCGGCGTCGGCGATCGTCATGCCGCGCAGCAGCCGCCAGCGCCTCAGGTTGCGCCCGATCGCGCGGTCGATGTCGCCGATGTGCGGGTTGCCGCGGCGGCCGGTCATGCCGCTTCGTCCTGGTCGGGCGCCTCTAACAGCGCGAACAGGGTCGGCGTCTCAGCCTCGGCCTCGGCGGCCTTGAGGTGGGCGATGCCATCGCGCCAGTAATCCTCGGCGAGCTCGATCCCGATTCCCTTGCGGCCGAGCTTCACCGCGCAGTAGGGCACGCTCATGATGCCGCCGAACGGGTCCAGTACGGTCTCGCCCGGCATCGATAACTGGACGATCAGGCGCTCGACGATATCGAGCTGGAGCGCGCAAAGATGTAGCTCCCTGCCCTTCGCATACTGCAATGCGTTCAAGGTCCGCATGCGGGTGACATCGGTCCACACGTCCGGATGCCACGAGTGCGGCGGCAGCAGCATGAAGGTGGAGGGCAAGAGGCCTTCGTGATCGAGTTCTTCGGCTACCGCGACATGGCTGGCGAAGTCGTAGAGCGCATCGGCCGAACGGTTGCGCCACATCCGGTAGAGCTGCCGGTGCAACTCCTCCCGCTTGACCCCGCCGCCGATCAGCGCCGCAAGCTCAGCCGAGGAGATCAGCCGGTCACCCGATGAGCGGGCATAGCCGTGCGCATCCATTTGCCAGCGCGCCCGGCTGTAGCCGGTGCCGGGAACGGGGTGCCGCCAGTTGCTGTCCGGATCGAACGGCGCCGGAACGCCATGGTCGTCGCACAGGGGCTTTTCCTTGACGACCGGCACGTCGGCGTAGCCATCCGACAGGTCGCTCGGCGGCTTGCGGAACAGCAGCACGTATTCGGGCACGCCGCAGCCCATGCGGCTGCCGTCCTTGCACTGTTCGGTCCACCCCAGCCGGTAGGTCTGGTTGTTCTCGCGCACGACATCGGTCGTGATCGTCTTCATGCCGAGAAAGGCGAACCCGTGCCGGCGATAGTGGAAGATCGCCTCGGCGTGGAACGGGTTCAGGGTTTGGAACCCGAGGCCGGAGAGGCCGCCCGGCACGATGCGGTCCTTGACGTGCACCGCCATGACCCGGCCGGGCCGCAATACCCGCAGCAACTCCGGCGACAGGAAATCCATCTGCCGCCAGAAATGGTCGTTGTCGTCGGTGTGCCCGAAATCGCGGAAGCTCGGGGTATACTCGTATTGGGTCGCGAAGGGGACCGAAGTCACGATGAGGTCGACGCTGTCGCTCGCCACCCGCCGGGCTTCGTCGACGCAATCGTTGTTGATCGCGGTCCAGCGCTGTCCACTCGCCTCTTTCCGCTCGACCTCCATCGACCGGGACATAGCGCGCGACAACGCGGCGCCAGTCAGACCGTACTCCTGGACGATGCGGCGCATCATCCCGACGAGTTCGTCGTGGCGCGCCCACTTAGCTTCGAGGCTGCGGCGGATTTCCCGCTCGGCCTCAGTGTAGATCAGGTCGATGCGGACCGGCTTCGTTTGCAGGAAGCGCTTGATCCTGTGCACTGCTTGCACGAAGTCGTGGAACTTGAATCCGATGCCGAGGAAGATCGCCCAGGCGCAGTGGCGCTGGAAATTGCATCCCGCACCCGCGAGAGATGGTTTAGCCGCAAGCTCTGCAATCCGGCCGTCGGAGAAGTCGATGACCCGCCGCTCCCTCTCGTCGAGGTCCTGGCTGCCGTAGATCGTCACCGCTTCTGGGATCGCCGCTTCGATCGCGCGGCGTTCGGCTTCCAGGTCGTGCCAGATCAGCCGGTGCGCGCCGGGGTCGAGCGCGCGTAGTTCGAGGAGCTTTTCGATGCGCGCATTAAGGCTGTCGCGCTTCTCGGCCGAGGCCTGCTGCACGCCGATCGCGGCGTTCCGCAAGAGGCGCAGCTGGCCGTCCCGCTCGGCGCCGGCCGCTTTGTGATCGCTTGGCAATTCGTGCCAGTGGACCTTAAGCGGCGGCAGGTCGTAGTCTTCGTCGGAATAACCGAGATCGCTTGGCCGGTCGACGAACAGCGCCCAAGAAGCAACCCACAGCCAGAATTCTTGTTGCTTGTGAGGGTAGAGCGTCAGCCGGTCGGCCCGCTCGCTGTCGCGCTTGAAAAACCTGGTCTTTGCCTGCCCGATGTCCATAACACCGAGGAACCCGGCATAGGCCAGCAGTTCGATGTATTCGTTCGGGCTCGGGGTAGCGGTAGCGACAAAGCGGTAGCTGCCGCTCCCTTCGAACAGCCCCATCAAGGTGCGGAAGGTGAGCGACCCGCCAAACCCCCGAAGTACAGCGGCTTCGTCCAGACTGACGGCGGTGAACCGCCGCGGATCGAGACGACCGTCGCGCACGCTCTCGTAGTTGGTCAGGTAGAGCCAGTGATCGCCGTCGCACTCCTCGTTGCGGCGGATGAACTTCGGCTCGACCCCGATGAGGCCAGCGTCGCGTCGAAACTCCTGGCGCACCCCGAGGGGGCACACGATGAGGCAGTCACCGCCCTCGCGCTCGTGCACAAGGCGCAAAATCTCCAACTGCGTGACGCTCTTTCCGAGGCCGAAGCTGGCAAACAGCGCCGCGCGGCCGAGCCGGCAGGCCCAGATCACCATGTCGCGCTGGTGCGGCTTCAGCGCCGGCGACACCTCTTCAGGCCGCACGGCAAAGCCGCGCACAGGCGCCACGGCCGCCTTCGCCGCGAGGAATTCGCGGTAGGGATCGGGCGCGGCCTGGTCAAACATGACGCCGCACCTTTGTGAGATACTGCCGGTAGCCTATCCGGTAGCCTTGCGCCTGCACGCGCGAAATGCCGAACTCGGCGGCGATTTCCTCATTGCTCGCGCCATCCACCAAACGGCGCCGGATAAGCCGGTTGTCTGGTCGCGGCTGAGCCGGAAACCTGCGGATCTCTGGCCGCTTTGCGGCTGCGGGTGGCGGCTCTGGATCATCAGCAGTCCGGCGGTAGAGGTTGAGGAGCTTCGCCAGCGCCTCGTACTTCTGGAACCGGATGTCGTGCCGCAGTTCCGCCCGCAGGCTCTCAAACTCCGCACGAAGCAGCGGCACTATGGCGGGCGCTGAGGGTTGTGCCTTCACGGTGCGGGTGCTCGCGGGCTTGCGGCCTGCCTGCAGCCCGTGGGTGAGGAAGAACACGGTCTTGTCGCGAGCGCCCTCGGCCCAGCAGGCACCGCAGGTGCCGCAGTAGGCTGTCTCGCCGGTCTGCGCCGGACAGACGAAGCCCTCGCCCGAGCGGTCGTCGGTGCTGGCGATCGTCACCGCCCGGAATACACCCGGCTCCGTGTGCGACTGCCGGATCGCAAATCGGCTCGGCTGCGCGGCTACGAGATCATGAACCGCATCGCCGATTTCGGTGCCGGGGCGCCAGGCGGTGAAACCGAAGACGTGAAGCGCCGGATAGAGGTCGAGCCATCGGCGCCAAGCTTTTACGTACTCGACCGCGTAGAAATCGCCGAGGATATGGAGGCGGACGGCGAAGCCCTGCGGATGTTGCCGCTGCAGCATCGCCATCTCGCGCGACAGCCCGTCAACCAATTCCTGCCCGTGGCGCAGGCGGCGCGACCAATGCATCGCATTGCCGAAGCAGCTGCGCCAGTGGTGGCAGGAGCTCGGGCACGTCGCCCGCTCCTCCAGGGTCAGCGCGAAAATCGGGAAGCCGGTCCACGGGCCCTTGGTGATGTGGTCCCCGAGCTTGCGATGATTGCCGCCCGAGACGAGGAGCCGCGGCGCCTCCTTGGCATTGACGACCGTTGTTGGGAAGAGCGTGCGCGCGTGGACGACGGCCGGGTGTCCGTCCTTCAGTGCCTTCGCGGCGCCCAGCGGTGGTGCCGTGTTTTCCCGGAAGCGTCGGTAAGGTTCGACGCTCATGCCGGCGGCCTCTGCATGGCCTCGTACACCGCAGCGGCGTCGCGCATATCGGCGATCAGTGCGTGCATCGAGGCGAGCGGCAGATGCGCCGACACGATCGGCAGGCCGGCGCGGTCGTACAGCACCAGCGCGACGGCGCAGCTGTCGCATTCGAGGGCGCGGATGGTAATCGCCTGCGGCACGTCGGACAGGTTCATGCCGCCGCTCCACCGAAAAAGAGCGGCCCGGCGGAGCGGGCGATCTTGTCGCGGAAGAACGTCGCCTCGGCCCACAGAAAGACGGCGATCGCGTCCGCCTCATTGTCGTCGGCCGGCTCAAACCCAAGTTGGCGGCAGCGATCGATCATCGCCTGTTTTTTGGCGGCGCCGTTGTCGACGAGGAATTTTTTGACCTGCGACGGCTGCACCCGGGCGATGCGCGGGATGTTGCGGCGGGCGCACTCCATGACGGTGATGCACGCCATTCCCATCAGGCGCTCGGCGGTGCCGAGGGATGTATGCTTGCCCGTTAGGATTGGAGCTTCCTGGACGATGATCTCGGGCTGCAGCCGATCAAGCGCGCCGCCGAGCCAGCGCTGGTAATTGAGAAAGAAACCGCCCGCGGCGCCCTCAATGCGTACTGAGCCGGAGACAGGTCGCGCGCCGGGATCGCCGTGGGCGAAGCCCAAGCGGGTTGCAAGATCGAGGGCAAGCATGCGCACGACCGCGACTCAGCCTAGCGAGGCTTCGGCTTCCGCCGTCGGTTCCGGCGCGCGGTCGGCGATGCCGATGCTGCGCCCGATCGAGTAGTCGTCGGCGAACGGCGCCTCGCCCTCGTAGAGATCGGCGTGCGTCAACTCGCTGGAGAAGCCGTCGGCATACCCGGCCTGCAGCGCCTCGTTGACGAAGGGCGCGTCGCGGCCGCGCTTCTGGGCGGCCGCCGCAAGCCAATCCGAACTCCACTGCTGGCGCTCGACCGTGCCCAACGGATGCGGGTTCGCCTCGGCGGCGTCGCCCCGCAGTCCAGCGACGTAGCCCTCGCGCTGCGCCGCCGCCTGGACCATCGCCTCGCCAGCGAGCGGCAGTTCCGGCTCGTCCCGGCCGAGCGGCAGCCCCGGCTGGTCGGCCTCGATTTTGGCCGGCGCGCGCTCCCCGAAATACCGTTCAGGGTCGGAGACGACGATCATGATGCGCTGGCCCTGCGCATCGACGAGGGCGTGCCGGATCGCGGCGTCGACCGCGGCGAAGGTCAGCTTCGCCTCGATGCCCTTCGGCTTGAAGGCGACCTGCTCGAGTTGGACTCCGATCGTGACCCGGCTGTCGGCGGCGATGATATCGACTGCGCGGCGCACGATGGTCCGGCAGAGATCGTCGATGCGGTTGCCGAAGAGGCGCTGTTCGCCCTCCGACATCGCCTTGAACTGTTTCGGCTGGTGACGGACGAATTCCAGCACCTCGTCGCGCATGTCGCCGGAGAGGGTGCGCAATGCCGGCCGGAAGCGGTCGATGATGCGGTCGAGCGCGGCGTCCACCGGCCGCTCGGCCTCGGCGTCACCGTCCACGCTGTTGATTTCTATGGTGTCGCTTGCGATATCTGCCACGTGACTGATCCCCCTGATGGATCTGTTGCGCCTCTGCCGGCCCGCTAGCGACGGGCCGGCTTTTTTCTCTAGCCGGCAATACCGGTCTGTTGCCGCAGCGCCTCCTCGGCGAGCGCGATGGCCTTGTCGCAGAGATCCACGACCTCGGCCTGCGTGCGGCCGGGCTGGTCGTTCCACGCGGTCAGATAGGGGGTCGGAATCTCACCGGGCGGCACCGTGATGCCGGTCGCTTGGAGGAAACGCCAAAGGGCGAACCCCTCCCTAGGCTGGACGCTCTTGATGGCCAATACCGCGCCGACCAGACAGTAGCGGTACGACGTCATCCGCCGTGGGAACGGCAGCAACTGCCAGCGCCTGAGCTTGATGCAGGCGTAGTTCTGGCACCACCCCTCCGCCAGCTTGGCGCGCGCCTCCCGCAGCACCTCGACGGCATCGGCGAGGTAGCGCAGCTCTGAATCAATCCCGTCGAACGGCATCGTCTTTTCCTCCCTCACGCGGCATGACGCGGCGCGCCAGCCGCACCAGAGCCGCCGCCGTTGCCGCGAGCGCCATCGCCAGCGCCCGGCGTATGCTGTTCATCCGTTGCCACCTTGATCCCCCCGTCGAAGGCACTTGCGCAGGTCGGCGATCTCGGCCTCGATCTCGTCGAAGCGGCAGTGGATTTCCGGTGTCGTCGGCAGCCCGAGCAACTGATCGAAGGCAGCGCCGAACTGCATGCTGGCCTGGGCCAAGCGCTCAATCGTCCAGTGTCGACCGGCGCGGAGATATTTCGCCATCCGCACCGACACGCCGAACCGGCGCGCAATGATCTTGTCCCGGTTTGGCGCCGGGATGAGCCGCGTGAGCGCCAATCCTGCGCGCTGGCCGTAGTCACTGGTCATCGCTCCGGGGCAATGTCTTTGCCCTTCTTTGCCCTCCTCGCCGCTCGCCATTCGTCACCGCCGATGCCAGTTTCCGCAGCGGCATGGCAATGATCGCGAACACAACGAACGGAGGTGAGACGACGGCTTGGCAGAGCATCGGCGCCCTGATCCGGCGCGTGACGCTGCGGTTTGATCGCGAGCTTCAGGAGGCGCTCGCCACCAGAACCGGCAGAAACGGCGCGCGGACACCCGCAACTGCCACGAAGCAGTGTCCGCGCTCTCCGGCGGCCCTCGCTCCCGGCCTTTCCCAAGGAACAGGTTGCGAGACCGGAGATGACGATCGGCTCGGGGAGGGCAGCGGCTGCCGCACGCGGCGAGCCGGACCGCCCTCCCCGGACACGCCCGGCGCTCGAAAGCGGCCCGGCGATCGGTGAAATCGCTCTTGCTGTTGTCCTGGCGGGCCAGGTGGTGCTGCCGGGCTGCGCGCCGCCTCTCGGAACGGAAAGGAGGTGATGGCGTTGGCGGCACGGCCCGGAGCGCGGCATTTCCCCCGGCGGCATCCCCCGAGCCGCCGATGCCGCCTCCGGGCCGATCCCGTCGATATGCCTCGGTGCCGCCGTCATCGCACCGCCAGCCCGATCGCGAGCGCGAGCCACAGCAGCAGGATCGGCGTTGCGTTCATGATGCCCGCCGCACCGTCTTGGGCAGCACACCGGCGGCAGCAAAAGCGCACGCCAATTTGGCAAAAGGTCCGTGGACCGGCGGCGGCCAGTCGAGCCACCACATGCCGTCCCGATCCCGGCGCAGTTCCGGTGAGCCGGGCATGCCGAAGCAGCTGGCGATCCCGCCGCTGCTTGCGGTTTTTGGTATTCCGCAGAACCCGCAGCGGTCCGAATCATACCGCCAGTCGTGCTCGCCGGCGGCGCAGCGCGCGCCCTGCTCCTGCTCGCGGCGGATTTCCTTGATCCGCTCGGTCAGGTCGCTGTCGGCGATTCGTTCCCCCATCGCGCCCGCTCCTACTCGGCGGCAGCAGCCATGGCCGGACTGACGGGGCCGCCGCCACGGAGCGGCACGTGCGGCGCCGGCGCGCGTCCGTCGCGGCGCGCGTCGAAGAGCTTGACGGCGCCGCGGGCGCAGTCCTCGCAGATGCCGGCGCGGTTGCCCGCCGGATCGGTGACGAGAGGCCCCGTCGCCTCGAGCGGCCGCCCGCAGAAGTGGCAGCAAGGGATCATCGGCGCCCCGTCATGCCGAACCGAATGAGCCGGCCGACGATCAGGCCGAACGGGATCGAGAAGGCGATCCAGGCGAGGATGGCGATCGTCATCGGATCGCCCTCGCGCGCACGCCCGCTTCCAGCACCATCGCGACGATCTGCCGGGCGAGGTCGATCTCGCTGTCGAGATCAAGTCCGGCCGGCTCGATCAAATCCAGCGCGTGACGGAACAGGACGTTATCGGGATCGGGCTCCGTGAGCGCGATCGGAGCGTGGGAGATGGCGGCCGCCATCAGGCGGCCTCGTCTTCGGCCCGAAGAAGCCGAGGGTCTTTGAATTCCCCGGTCTCTGCGTATCGCGCCATCTGCTCGCGAGCGCGCTTCACTGTCGAGCGGCGGCATTCGCGACCCTCGCGGATCTCAAACACAAAGGTCGGATCGCCCAGGGCATCGCGACCGAAGGCGGTCGGCGTCATCCGATGGGTGTAGAGAAACGCCTCGACTTCGGCGATCAGCGGGTGGGGAGGCAGGTCCATGAGGGTAGGAACATAATAGGTGCGTTCCTATCCGTCAAGCGGGACGTTCCTATTGGCAATTTCCTATTCGGTCCCTGACAATTTGAACCGAATGGACCTTGATCCTCCCCGGCTGCGTCTCCTGGAGTTGATCGGAGACCGCGAGACAGATTTGGCGACCGTCTCTCGCGAGATCGGAAAAAATCACGCCTACCTTCAGCAGTATATCAAGAGAGGGACGCCCAGAGAGCTGCCAGAGGGGGCCCGCGAGGCGCTGGCGAAGTTCTTTCGCGTTGAACCCGACGAGTTCCGCGCCAACACGGCGAAGCGCGACCTGAAAGCAGTTAAAAGCGCAGGCGGCGATCTAATGATGATCGGCGGTCAGGAGTTCGCTCTGCTGCCCGTATTTGATCTGCGGCTTTCTGCCGGACCCGGCGCTTGGTTCGACGAAGAAGACAGCGAGCCGCTTTATTGGGAGCCGTATCGGCATCAGTGGCTTCGGTCGATATCCAGCGCGGCACCAAGCGAGCTGATCATCGCTCGGGTCGAGGGCGACTCCATGGAAAGCACGCTTCACAACGGCGACCAGGTATTGATCGACCGGACGCGACGGCGAGTGAACCGCGACGGTATCTACGGCATCCGGCGCGATGATGATTTGCAGGTAAAGCGTATCGCCGTCGATCCCCGCAACGGCCTGCTGACGATCATCAGCGACAACCCGCAATATCCGCGGTGGGAGGGCGTCAATCCTGACTCTGTCGCGGTCATCGGCCGCGTGATCTGGCTCGGCAGACAGGTCTGAAGAAGGGGGGCATCGATCGTGCTGGACGGCCCTTTCTTTATCGTTACCGCCTTCCTTCTTGCTCTGTATTTACCTGCAAGCGCGGCGACCACGCCGCCCTCGGGTTGGTCCATTACTGCGGACACGTCATGCGAACAACTCGTCGAGCACATCGACAGCGCCGACGCCGATGATGTCACCGCTGGGTTCCTTGCGGTGTGGGGCGTCATGCAAAAGATCGACAGGGAGCGGGCGGCGCGGAACCTCGGCAACGTCATGCTGCAATGCCATACGCATCCATCATGGACCCTGAGGCAGGCCATAACGGCGGCAGATGATGCACAGCCAGCCGAACAAGCCGGCGCCGCGCCACCGATGCCTAAAGCAGAAGAGGCACCGATATCGGTCAACCCGGCGGATATCGCCGTGGCTCCGGGCAAGTACGTCGGCAAGTTCATCGAAGTCGGCAAGTTGGTCTGCTACTACGCCGGGACTGACGATTACCGATGCACGGCCACTACCCCGCCGATCATGGCGATATTTGCGAAGTCTCTCACCTCCGATGAAGGACAAAAGATCATCACGGAAGAGTGCGACACCCTCGAAAAGGCATTCAGCGCCACAAACTGCAAGGTCTTTCTCCGCTTGCGTTTTACTGCGGAAGACGTGTCTGACGATATTGTCTCCGGCTATCAGCGTCGCACTCTCATAACAGTCGAAAGTGCCGAGATCCGTTGGCCTAGCGCACGGCGGCGATAGCCCCATGAAAGCCATCCTGCTCTCGCTGCTGATCCTGCTGACGGTGAGCGGCGGCATCGCGCGAGCTTTCGAAGGCAACTGCGGCTACTACACGAACCGCAGCGGCCACGTGGTGCCGCGGCCGTGCGGCGACTGGCATACGCAGCAGCCGCCTCCCGGCGCCACCGCACGCTGCCGCGACGGCACCTACAGCTTTTCGGAGCACCGGCGCGGGACCTGCTCGCGCCACGGCGGCGTCGCCGGTTACCGGTAACAGCGAACGGCTCGCGCGATGATCTGATCATCGGGAATTTATACCGCGGGAACTTAAAGCGGCGGGCCGCAGCGATCGCCTTGCGCGGGTGATAGGAAAATACCTATTGACGGGTAGGATTGTCCCTATTATCTTCCTCCCATCCTCAGCGATGGGAGCGCCCCGATGCCGCTACCGACTGCCGACGATCCATTCACGCGTATCGAGGCCGGCGAGGCGAAGCCCAACATCCACCAGCCAATAGCAAGGCCCGATCTTCCCCCTCTGGCCGAGTGTCCGAACGAGGATCTCGCGGAGGGGCTTCGGAGGCGCGGATATCGCGTCATATCCGACGATGACGCTGCCGCCGCGATCGCGGCGGCGCGCGCGTTCCTGATCGACCAGCTCCCCGGCCGCATTGTCGGCAAGCTCTGCGACGCGCTCGATAAGGACGAGCGCCGGCTCCTCTACGCCGCCGTTGCCCTCTACGGGAGCCGAGAGCGTGGCGTCGCCATCGAGCGACTGCGCCTGCGGATGGAGGCCGCGTGATGGCCGCCCCCCTCACCGCCGAACAACTCGCGCTGATCGAGCGCGTCCATCTCGACGAGGGCACGCACGCCAATTTCGAGGCCGGCGTCTGCGCGATGGAGCTGGTCAGCTACCTCGCCGGCGAGCCGTTCTCCGACCATCCGCAATGCGTCTGTCCGGTGCTCGGCGCCTTCGTGCGGTCGTGGAACGACGCGCTGCCGGACGACGAGCGCGACGCGCTGCTGAAGCCGCTTCTGCCGAGGCTGATCGGCACGCGCGGCAGTGATGCTCTTGCCGAACGCCGCGCCCTGATGGCTGCCGATTGGCTGGTGCGCGTGCATACGCCAGCGTGGCTACGGCTCGCGAAGCTCAATGCCCAAGCCGACGCGCTGGCTAACCTGCCCGAAATCACGTCGATGGCGCAGATACCGTCCATCCGCGGGCCGATTGAGGCGGCGCAGCGTGACGCGGCCGCCGCCTGGGACGCCGCCAGGACCGCCGCCAGGACCGCCGCCTGGGACGCCGCCTGGGACGCCGCCGGGGACGCCGCCTGGGACGCCGCCAGGG